ATGCCGACGATCAAAATCAGCCGCCGTTCGGTCTCGTCTCTGCCGGCGCCAGAAGGTGCGGCGGCAACCTACTACGATGCCGACCTGAAGGGCTTCGGGCTTCGGCTTATGCCCTCTGGCGCACGGTCGTGGATTCTCGAATTCCGCCCCGGCGCCGGTGGACGAGGCGTAGCCAAACGCCGCATGAAAATCGGATCGGCAGAAACGCTCACGCCTGAGGAGGCGCGCGAGTCGGCAAGGAAGCTCCTGGCTCGAGTTGCCATGGGCGAGGATCCCGCGGGTGACCGAAATGGAGAGCGCGCTTCCGAGACCCTTTCGGACCTGCTTGAGGCCTACCTTGGAGAAGTGGTCAGAACCAAAAGGCGACCGCGAACTGCCGTCTTATTTGACGGTTACGTGGACAATCATATTGCGCCGGTACTAGGCGCGCGGAGAGCGAATGCCGTGACCCGTTCCGACGTGGTCAAGCTGCATCTCTTAGTCGGGGAAAAACATCCGGTTACGGCCAACCGGCTGATGACGGTCCTGAACGCCGCCTTCGCATTCGGCGTTCGTTCTGGGCGCCTGCCAAAGGACCACGCAAACCCAGTCCGCGGGATCGAGAAGTTCCGCGAGCAAGGGCGAGAGCGCTATCTGTCTGAAAAAGAGCTGGCGCGCCTCGGCGCTTCGCTTCGGCTCGCCGAAACGTCTGGAATCCCGTGGGAGCCTTCGCCAGACAAGAAGGCCAAACACGCCCCAAAAGCCGTCAATCGGGTGGTGAGGATCGACCGTTTCGCAATTGCGGCGTTGCGGCTCCTCTTGTTCACCGGTGCCCGTCTACGGGAAATCCTTCACCTTCGATGGAGGGAAGTTGACCTAGAGCGGGGTCTTCTTTTTCTCCCAGATTCCAAAACCGGAAAGAAAACGATCGTCTTGGGTGCCCCGGCGATCAAAATTCTCACTGACCTGCCCCGTGTGGGTGAGTTCGTCATCGCCGGAGCGACTGCGGGGAGGCCCGCCGGGAAGGATAGCAAGCCTGAAAGGCCCCGCTCAGACTTGAACCGGCCGTGGTCTCGGGTCTCCACTCACGCCGGACTCTCCGGGCTCCGCTTGCATGACCTTCGGCACTCGTTTGCCAGTACCGGGGCGGGTTCTGGCCTGGGACTCCAGATCGTTGGGAAACTGCTCGGCCATGCCGACGGGGCCACTACCGCGAGATACGCGCATTTGGCCGACGATCCTTTGAAGAGGGCTTCTGACACCATTGCGGGGAAGATAGAGGCGGCGCTGGGAGGGGAAAATGGCTAAGCTTCCTCCGATGTCCAGGCATGCGGACGCTATCCGCCAGGCAATGGCCGAAGGTCGCCGCGCGGATGCCGTTGACTACGCCGTCGAGCATCTGCGGCTGGGCGAGTCGCATGCCCTCTTCCTCAACGCGGTGGCAGACCTCCTGGAGCCAAAGCCCGTCGGCAAGAAAGGGCGCCCAAAGCCCCAGATTCCATCTTGGTGGTACGAGATAGGCCATGACTACGACGTGTTGAGGTCGCATGGCCTTTCAGCCGAGCGGGCCCTCGAGGATCTGGCCAAAAAATACTCCGTCGGCGGCGAGAAGACGATCGCTCGCCGAGTGAGGTTCTACGAGAATGTGATGGCAGAGGTGCGGGCGGAGCAGGACCGCGAGACAGACAATTAATGTGATTTGTTGTCCGTGAAGAATGAAACGACATGAGCCAAAGTGCGCCTACATGAAATGGAGGCGTCGAGATGGACTACCGTCGGGTCAAAGAAGCAGCGGCATATGTTGGCCTTTCGAAATCGAGTTTAGATAAATTCCGATTCTTTGGCAGTGGCCCCGCGTACTCGAAAGTCGGCCGCGCAGTCATCTACGCCACCGCTGACCTTGACAACTGGCTGGCCTCTCAGCGCCGCATCACGACTTGGTCAGGCTCAAACGACAACTCCTTGCGTCAGGAAGGGGTCGCGGCATGAGCATGCCCTTCTATTCCGCGGATCACGAACTGCACTTCCAGCCCTCCGTCGAGCGAGTTCGGCAGCAATTCGACGCCGCGGACGGTCTAGCGGAGGCGGACGAGTGGCTCCGCGACGAAGGCTTCGACGCTGCGGCTATTCTGAAGGCAACGGGCGGTGCGAAACTCGTGAACTACACATGTGATTACGGTTTCAATGTCGGCGCCGAGGGTGAAGGCATAGTTTTCACGATTGTCCATGGCGAGCCTAACGCCCTCGCCATTCCTATCGTCGAGCAGGGCGAATTCGTTGACTTGCTACTGCTCGATCTCGACACCTACGAGTTCGACCGAGCCACAAAAATGGCCTTCTGGCTCGGGCGCGACCAGATTTGCGGGACCGTTCGCCTACATACCAGTCCAGGCGAGTGGCTGCAGGCCGCATGCGCCGGCGTTTGCCATATCGAGCCAGTGAGCCGCCGCGCGCTTGTGGATCTGCAACGATGCGAAAAAATCATCTGCGATGACGTGCGAACCGCGCTGGATGCTTGGGAGTGGGGCTTCTCCGGTCGCGACGAGTACCTTTCGCGCTTTGAAATTGATGCGCCGCAAGAGGACGTTGATGCGTATTTCGAGGCGCAGGGCAAACTTCGAGCGCGCCTTGCGACGCCGCCAAGGTGGGCTGCTTAAATGCCGACCCTAGCTGAAATCATGCCCGCCGGAGAGGCGCTGGCCGAAGAGGTGGCGGCGCGCATCCTATCTCGGATACCGCCGAGGGAGCCATTTAGCAGGACCCCCTCTGGCGAGTCGAAGGCGTTTGAGCGCGTGCGCCGTCGACGCCAAGCAGAGTCGGTCAGTCCACCGGAAGCTGGCGCAGGTTTCCACAGTTCCCCCGAGGCATCCCAGCCGGCATCCGTCGTGCCACCATCCTCTGACGGCGAGACCAAAGCACTCGAGGAGCTTCGGGCGGAGCACGGGGGAATTATTCGCACATCAGAAACAGGAGTTGCGACACTCTTCGGCGCTAAGATCGACGGGCAATCGGGGCAGATCTGGTTTTCCAACGGCAAGCCGGTCTTCGCCAATGCGCGAGGCAGTTTTGAGCTCATCGTCGCCCCGAAGATCCGAGCTACGCCCTTCACACTGCGGGACCCTGCCACGATCCCGCGGCGTGAGTTCTTGTTTCTTAGCCATTACGTCAGGCGCTATCTCACCGCCACGTTCGGTGCCGGCGGCGGCGGGAAGTCAGCTCTCGCGGTCACCGAGGCGCTCGCCATGTCGACAGCCAGGCACCTTCTCGGCGTTCCGCCGAAAGAGCCGGCTACCGTTTGGTACGTTAATGTTGAAGACCCCGCCATCGAGATCGAGAGGCGCTTCGCCGGCGCGGCGAAGAACTTTCGTATCACCGAAGAGCATATCGGCGGACGACTTTTCACTGACTCAGGACGCGACCAGGAATTTGTCATTGTCAAATCGGACGGCCGAAACGTCAGGGTTTGCGAGCCTGTCGTCGCAAGCCTCATCGAGGAGATCAAAGCACGCGCCATTGATGTTCTGATCATTGATCCGTTCGTTTCGACCCACGAGGTCGAAGAGAACGACAACACAAGAATCCAGCAGGTTGCCGCCCAGTGGGTTCGTGTAGCGGAGGAGGGAAACTGCTCGGTGGAACTGATCCACCACGTCGCCAAGGGCCACATCGAAGTCACTGCTGATTCCGGACGCGGCGCAGGGGCGCTCAAGGACAAGGCGCGTTCGGTTCGCGTCATCAACGCTATGACAGCGGAGCAGGCCGAGGCAGCCGGGGTACCGCTTGCGGAAGCCTGGAGTTACTTCCGGGTGGACTTCGGTAAGGCAAACCTGACGAAGCGATCCGGCATTCCCGCGTGGCGGCGATTCCAGTCAGTCAAGCTTGGTAACGGCGGCGCCGGCAATATGTCTATGCTGCGCGGCGATGAGATCGGCGTCGTCGTCCCCTGGGAGTGGCCGACGGCTGAAGCCACTATCCAAGACGTGACGGACGAGGCGCGTGACTGCATCGTTCAGCGGCTCGGCTTCGCAGATTATCGCAAGGACCCACAAACCGCGGCATGGGCCGGAAACGTAGTCTCCGAAGTACTCGGCTGGCCGCGAGAGACAAAGGCGGAGAAGAAACGGATTTCCGATCTGCTCCAGGTTTGGATCGAGGAAGGCCGCCTCCACGTCGTCAGCAAGCCCGATGCAAAGCGAACGCCGCGACCATTCATCGTTCCGGCTGCCGCCCCACCCCCCTAATGAGGGGTGAGGCAGGGTGGGGCAGGGTGGGGCAAAATCCACCCCTTTACCCTGCCACACCCCCACCCCCGTCCCCCTTAAGGGGGAGGGGGTGGTGTGGCGAAGGGTGGAACGAAAAAATCGAGGGTGGGGCAACTTCTGGGTGGGGGCAAAATGACGATCGAAGACGATATTCGAGCGGACGTGGATACGGCATTCCGGACATCCCGTGGCCCGCCGGACGCCAAATACCTCGCTGGCCTTCTTGTCGAATCTTCACGCGTGTGGATGCGAACGATCATAACGCCCGACGTTCACCGCAATCGGCTCGGCGTGGCCCTCACGAAGTTGCGCGAGTCCGCCGCCCTGCTGGCGGAAGGCCCCGACGGTGAGCCGACGCCGCTTTCCGAAGCTATCCGCGAACTGCCGTTGATCACGCCCCCGGCAGCCTAACCTAAAAAGGGAGAAATGCATGGCCTTGGCAAAGGTGATCGGTCTTGACGCTACGCCCGAACGAAAAAGACTGGCCGACAATGACAACGTAGTGGAACTAGGCGTCCGGCGTTTTCTAGATCATCCCCTCGCTTCACTGCATGCGCGGGAGGCACTGGACGAGAGTGCAGAGATGAATGAAATCCTCTATGTCGCCGGCGTTCGATATGCATCGGACGTCAACGCTGCGAGACTCGACGGTGCCATTCGCTCTCCAGACTACGCGTCCCCCATCGTCGATGGGGGCAGGGGCGGTAGCGCTGCAGAACGCGTTGCTGGCGCGGTGGACCGAGTCCGGCGGGCATGGGCTTGTTTGGGTCCTCGCTATCGAGCGGTCGTGGATGCCGTTGTTATCGAAGAACGATCTGACCTGGTTACGGTTGGCCGCGAGTTCGGGAGCGCGCGGCACGAGAGAGCGGCTCGCGCCCTCGCGGTGGAACGGCTGTCGGCGGGTCTCTTTCTTCTGGCGAGGCACTACGGGTTGTGTAGATGACTAGGTTGATAGCCAAGAAGGCACAATATATAGAACGACCCCATTGACAGGGGGACTGTTTCGTGCCAATATATGGCTAGGATGAGAAATAGCGCCCGGAGCACAGAGCTTCGGGCGTTTTGCGTTCGGGGCAGGAAATGGAAATCATGACCGTGCCCGCGCGAGCCAAGCGCCTGCCGTCGCTCGACGGCTATGACGCCAAGCGCCCCCGCAGCGTTGCGCCTGGCACATCGGAGTATCTGCCGACCGACGTCGTCTTCGGCGGCTTCGACGGGCAGGGCGCCTCAATGGCGCGCATTGCCAGCTACGTCAGCCCCGAGGACTGGGCGAACAACGGCCTGCTCTCACAGCTCAGCGGCGAGCGCACCCACAGCCGGGACAGGGCTGTGCTGGTGGCCTACGGCGTCGACGGCTCGGTGCCGCTCGCCGTGGCAAGGGCGCGTCATGGGCTGGATGCCCCTGTGGCCGACAACGACAACGTTCCGCAGGCGCTAGCCGCCGCGGCTTGAAACACGCAATCGATGCCAGCTCGCCGGACCCGCCTTTAGTGGCGGCCGAGGCCCTGGTGTTGCGTGCACTTATTACCTGGCGCCGCCTCCTCCGGCGACGGGTGATAGGCGCCGGGCTCCCTGAGGGTTGAGCTCGGCGTCGCAGTTCCGCCGGCAACGGCAACACGCATCGGTGTAGTGTAGCGGTAGCATGCAGGTCTCCAAAACCTTGCGGCGGGGGTTCGAATCCTCCCACCTTTGCCAGTACCGCCGGCAACGGCGTGAGAGTTCGACGCGGCGGCGCGTGAGCGCGACGGGTCGGGGAAGCAAGCCACCGCTGCCCGCCGACTTGCAAGGCCGCAACCCGTTAGGCAGACGCCGCGTCGAAGCCATCCGCTCCCCGTCTCGGGAGCGCAGGAGCTAGGCCCCGGCCACTGTGGTCGCCAAGCGACTGCAAGCCAGCGCGTGATTACACGGTGCGAGTGCTGGTGGTGCACCTAGCTAGCCTCGTGGGGCCATCATTTCCCTCCCCGTCTCGTGCGGGTGGGCGAGAGGAGAGTGAGGGGGATGGACGAGGCGACCGGACTTCTTGCGCGCTTGACGCCCGAGCAGAGGGAAGCCGCGTTTCGTTACGACGGACCTGAGCGCAGCGGATGTCCGAAGGCGTGTTTCCGTATGCTGAGGAGCAGGGCCTTCTGGGTAGGCTTCATGGAAGGCTTCTCGGGTCCTGCGCTGTTGTTCCGCCATTGGGGCACTCGCGCCCCCCTCCCCCACGGAGAGCGTCAAGGAATGAGCGGCGACCTCTTGCGCGAAAGGTAGCGCCGGGGACTCGCGCGTATGCCCGGCAGCAAGGCCCGCTCATCCCGTCGTTGGAGAGATCCAGCGGCGGGGTCTTCACTTCCGCCGGTCGGCCAGGAACACGCCGACCTGATCGGTGGCCGCTTGGATATCTGCTGCTTCCCCCGTCTTCGCCGCTGCCATCAGCGCATCGGACGTTGCCGAGAGCACGGGGTCCTTCAGGGCTCCGCTACCGGCCGATATCACGTAGGTCGCCGCGTCGTGCAGGGTCACGAGCGTCTGCCCGTCTCGCAGGCCGAGCGGTCGAGAGAGCGGCTTTTTCCAGTGCTCAAGCATGGGCGCCCAACGCCTCGCTAGGCCGCCCGTTCCATTCCCACCACCACCGAGGAGCCACCACCATGCGCTTGCTGCACCGCCTTATCATCCGCACCGCCAACGCCATGCTCGCCTTCTCTGGCGCCCGTGAGCCAGGGCAGCGCGGCATGCGGGAAGTCTAGACCGTGACGGAGCCCGCAAAGCTTATTGGGCACGAAGAGTTTTTCGCCCTATCGCTGGAAATGATGGAGGCGAAGAGACCTGTTGCAGTCTGCGCCATCTTTACGGATCGGCGCTGGATTGAGGATGACGGTCACATCGGCTGCGAGCGCACCTTAGTTGGCTGGCAGATCACGAACACCCTGGACGGTATCGTCAGAGAACACGAAGATCTGCTTTTCGCATCGCGCGTGCCCTAGGCTCGCCGCAACCTAACAAGGCCTGCCACGCCTCAGGGCGCACCCCGGCGGGTATTTCTACAGCGCGGGTTCGGTCTCTGCTTCGGCATGCCGCCGCGCTCACCCACACGACCGCGCTGTAAACCCATCCGAGACACCCGGACCTTTGTGTGACGCCTTGGGCGGCGCTGGTCAGGCCGCGGTCGCCCCCACCCATAGCGAAAGAGGAATCGCGATGAACCCGTCCTACGACGACTACATGCAGCACGGCGCCATGCCTTGGGGCGAACACCCCTACATGACCGGCATCGTTGCCACACTCACCGACGACACCTTCGAAATCGGCGACATCGTGCGCCTCATCGTCGGCGGCCCCGACATGGTGGTCATCTCGGTCTGCGAGTGCGGCACGGTCGAGATTGCCTGGGTCGATAGCGACGGCGACGTCAACATCGACGTCCTGCCGGAAGAGGCGCTGGTGTTTTCATCCGTCGATTCCAGCGATCCCGTCGACGTGGAGCCCCTCGTCGTAAAGCTGGAGATCGATGCCTCGCAGTTCAGGGACGGCATGACCGCCTTGGCTGAGGAGGTTGCTGCGGCCACGGAGGCCGCCTGTTCGCGCCTTAGCCGTCCCTACCGCTACGCCTAGCCATGACCCTCATCGACCGCATCATCAAGCGCCTGCGGGACGCCTGCTCGGGCGGCTTCACGTATCGCGTCAGTGGCGCCCTCTAGCGCCCCGCAGCCTGCCCCGTGGAAGCACCTCTACTCCACTGCCCGCTGGCGTGCGCTGCGCATAGGCCAGCTCAGCGAGTTCCCCCTTTGCCAATGGTGCATCGAGCGGGACATCGTCACGGCGGCGACTGAGGTCCACCATGCAGTCGCTCACCGTGGCGACCTGGATCTGTTCTGGTCAGGCCCCTTCGTCAGCACGTGCAAGCCCTGCCACAGCAGCCGCGGTCAGCTAGAGGACCACGGCAAGACGGTCATAGCCTTCAGCGCTGATGGCTGGCCCACCTAGCGCGAGGAGGCGCAGGCTCATGAAGATCAACACGGTCATCGTACGTGAGCCCGATGGCGAGCTCACCGTCGAGGTGGCAGGCGTGGCCATGCAGGGCGTGGCCAGCGTGGTGCTTCGCGATGACGGTCAGTCGGTCGCCTTCATCACGGTGCCGCTCATCAATGCCGAGCTAATGACGCGCCGAGCGAGCGACAACGTCGTGCCGTTCAGGCCGGTCGCGTGATGATGATATGAAAACTATCAAAAGGTATGAAACCGACCAAAAGATATGCATTCGATGTTGCATGAATGCATCAGATGATTGATTTCATATCATTTGATATGAAAGTAGGGGGTGGTCCGATCTCTGGGGCCTTTCGATGCCCAGACCGGACGCCCCCCACAACACGCGTGTCCGCAATTCATAATATGACCCCCAGGTGACCCATGGCTAGGCCGAGGACGCCCCTCGCTAAGGCCAAGACCGAGGCGCGGGACAAAAAAGACCCGCAGCGCTTCAAGTCCCGCGCCGAGCCTAAGGGCCTGCCGCCTCTTGGCGCGCCGCCCCGTTGGGTCCGCGATACGGACGGCAACAAAGCCCTGACCGCATGGAAGGAACTGGTCAAGGATCTGCCTTGGCTAAACGGCTCGCACCGGGCGCACCTCACCATCGCGAGCAATATCTATGGCCGCGTCATTGCCGAGCAAGACGTCGGTGTGCAGGCCCTCAACCTCCTTCGTCAGTGCCTTGGGCAGATGGGCGGCAACCCGGCCGACGCGACCAAGGTAGCCCTACCCGATGACGGCGAAGAAAAAGACGATCTCCTCGACTAGCGAGACGCCGGCGCTGGACAGGGTGGATGCTTATGCGAATGACGTTATCGAGGGCCGCGTTGTGGCTGGTCCTCACGTTCGGAATGCCTGTCGCAGGCATATCAGGGACGTGGCGCATGGCCCGGCCCGCGGCCTTAAGTGGGACGATGCCGCGGCAACTCGGGTCTTCCGCTTCTTCGAGGAGCGCCTTCGTCTAAGCGAGGGCCAGTTCGACGGCCGGCCTTTCAAGCTTCACCCGTCGCAGGCCTTCAAGCTCGGTTCGATCTTCGGCTGGAAGAAGGCTGACGGCTCCCGCCGCTTCCGCACCGTCTATATCGAGGAAGGCAAGGGAAACGGCAAAAGCCCGTTTGCCGGTGGCGTTGGGTTGTATGGCCTGACGGCCGACGGCGAGGCCGGAGCGCAGATCTACGCCGCGGCTGCCAAGAAGGACCAGGCAACGATCCTGTTTCAGGACGCCTGCAAGATGGTCCGGCAGGCGCCTGCGCTTAATCAGCGACTGAAGTTCAGCGGCGGGCTCGGCAAAGAGTTCAACATCGCGCACCACGCGTCGGGGTCGTTCTTCCGTCCGATTTCCAAGGAAGCAGGCAAGACCGGTTCTGGCCCCCGCCCTCACTTCGCGCTGTGCGATGAGGTGCATGAGCATCCGGACCGCAGCATCATGGAGATGCTGCAGCGCGGCTTCAAGTTTCGGCAGAATCCGCTTCTGCTGATGATCACGAATAGCGGCAGCGACCGCAATTCGGTGTGCTGGGAGGAGCGCGAGCGCGCCGTAAAGGTCGTTGCAGGCACGCAGACCCCCGACGACGAATTTACCTTCGTGGGTGATACGTGGCCGGGCAGCGATAGTGTTTTCGCTTATGTCTGTTCGCTGGATAAAGACGACGATCCGATGGAGGATCCGTCGTGCTGGGTGAAGGCCAACCCGCTTCTCGGCACCATTCTGACCGAGGAATACCTCGCTGGCGTCGTCGCGGAAGCACGGGCCGTCCCCGGCAAGCTGAACAACGTTCTTCGACTGCACTTTTGCGTTTGGACCGACGCCGACAAGGCGTGGATGTCGCGCGCCACGGTCGAAAGCGTGATGAGCCCGATCGACCGCCCCGATGGCGGTCCGCTTTACCTCGGGATCGATCTTTCCGGCACGAAGGACATGACCGTCGTCGCTTGCGTAGCGCCGACTGGTATGCGGACCGTGACGCGACCCGACGGCGAGACGGCTGATCTGCCGACCTATGACGCATGGATTGAGGCATGGACCCCTGGCGATACGCTTGCGGCCCGCACTTCGGCTGACAAGCAGCCCTATGACATCTGGGTCAACAGCAATCACAAAGACGTCGACGGCAACGATACAGGCGAGCCTTACCTGAATGCGCCCGAGGGGCCGAGGATTCGGCTCGACATCGTCGCGGCGCGGGTAGCCGAACTGGACCGTCTCTATGAGATCCAGTCTATCGCCTACGACAACTACGCCTATGCGACGTTCAAGGACGAGCTCGATATCTTCGGCGTGACGGCCGAGCAACTGCCCCACCCCCAAGGCGGGAAGGTGAGGGCGCGCCCGTCCGAAGAGAAGATACAGGCAGCCAAGGCAGCCGGTGAAAAGCCGCCGCTCGGGCTGTGGATGCCTGGCTCGGTGGCTGAACTCGAAAACCTGATCATCGACGGGCGGATACGGCTGCGGTCAAGCCCTGTGCTGATGACCGCGCTGATGGGCTCAACCTTCAACCACCCGCCAGATCCGCACGGCAACCGGTGGTTCGTGAAGACTCGCGCTTCGGTGCGTATCGATGCCGCTGTTGCGCTGGCGATGGCGGTAGGCGCCGCGGCGGACAAGACCCAAGTGGCCACGCAGTCCTTCTGGCAAGTGCTGGACCCTAACGAACAAGCCGTCACGGCTACCTAGATCAAGGATCGCCGTATGGGCATGTGGGATTGGCTGCCCGGTCGGAAGACTGAGGCGAAGAGCGTTAGCTTTTCGCAGGCGTGGGACAATTACTTCAGCCTGGTGACTCCGAAGTCGGGCGTAGCGGTGAATTGGCAGACCGCGTTAGACGTTTCGGTAGTTTACGCTTGCATTCGGGTGATCGCCAACGGCATTGCACAGGTGCCGTTGCGCGTCATGAAGGAAGTTCCCGGCGGAAAAGGCTGGGAGCCGGCGGTAGAACACCCGCTTTACAACGTTCTCCACCGCAAGCCTAACAAGTGGCAGACGAGTTTCGCGCTCCGCGAGACGATGATCCTGCACCTTGCACTGACCGGAAACGCCTATTTCTACAAGAATATGGTCCGCGGCAAGGTTAAAGAGCTGATCCCGATTGATCCGGGCAGCATAACGGTCACCCGCAACAACGATTATTCAATCACCTATCGCGTTTCCGCGCTGGACGGCTCCTCGATGGAGCTTCCGCAGTCCATGATTTGGCACGTCCGCGGCCCTTCTTGGGACACGTGGATGGGCATGGACCCGGTAAAGCACGCTCGAGAGGCGATTGGCCTCACGATCGCGACGGAAAACACGCAGGGCGAGCTTCACGCCAACGGCCTGCAGATGTCCGGCACGTACTCGACCGAACAGAAGATCGATGTTGAGGCGTACAAGAAAATTCAGGCTTGGATAGCCGCTCAGGTAGGCGGGCCGAACAAGCACAAGCCATTCGTCATCGACTCTGGGTTCAAATGGACCCCGCAGACGATGACGGGCGTCGATTCCCAGCATCTTGAGACGCGGCGCTTCCAAGTGGAGCAGATATGCCACGCGTTCGGCGTGTTCCCGGCCATGATCGGTCACCCGAGCCAGTCGATGACGTTCGCAAGCGCCGAGCAGGTGTTTCAGGCGCACGTCGTCCACACCCTAACGCCCTGGGTGGAGCGTTTGGAGCAGTCGATCGACAACGACTTGCTCGACGGGGAAGAAGACGAGGGCTTTTGCGCTCGTTTCAACATGAATTCGCTGCAGCGCGGCGCGTTCAAGGACCGCTTTGAAGGCTATGCGAAGGCGCTTGGCAGCGGCGGGTCCCCGGCATGGATGACGCAGGACGAAATCCGCGCACTTGAAGACATGAATCCGATGGGCGGTGACGCCTCCAAGCTCCCGAAACCAACAAATGTGGCGCCAGTGGCGGGCAAGAAGCCCTCGAACGGCGAAACCCCGCAGGTTCCCCCGACATGACCAAAACGACCGACAATGGCCCGGTTGAGCGCCTCAGCTTTGGCCTCACCGAGGTCAAGGTCGACGACTCGTCGGCCGACGAGATGCGATTCAGCGGCTACGGCGCGGTATTCGGCAACGTAGACAGCTATGGCGATGTGATCGCCAAGGGCGCCTTTGCGGAAACCCTAAAGAAGTCGAAGTCCAGCGGCGTCTGGCCCGCCATGCTGAGCCAGCACGGCGGCATGTTCGGCTCGGATTCGACGCCGATCGGCATCTACACCGAAATGCGCGAGGACGACACCGGGCTTTGGGTGGAGGGCAAGCTTGCCAACACCGAGCGCGGCAAGGAAGCCTACGAGCTGCTCAAGATGAAGCCTCGACCGGCGTATAACGGCCTGTCGATCGGTTTCCGAGCCAAGGAATGGGCCGTCCGAACGCAGCCCGACGAGCCGCGGCGCACGCTAAAGGCCGTGGATTTACTGGAAGTGTCTCTCGTGACCTTCCCGGCGAACACCAAGGCTCGTGTGGTCTCGGTGAAATCTGAGTTCAATCCCCGCGAAATCGAAGACGGTCTGCGTGATGCAGGCTTGTCGCGGGCCGACAGTGTCAAAGCCGTCGCGGTCTTCAAAAGCATGCTGCACCGTGATGATGCAGAGCCGGATACGGCTCCTCGGGATGAGGACGCTACGGCGGAACAGCGCGGCGAAGATCTCTTGAGCCTCGCAACGCGCATTCGAGCCCTGGCCGGCAAGTAAGCCGGCGTATCATCCCAAGGAACACACAATGACTGAAAAGACCGCTCTTGAGCAGGTCATGACCGCCTTTGAGGAATTCAAGGCGACCAACGACGCTACCCTTGCTGAAATCAAGAAGAACGGCGTTGCCGATCCCGTCCTGACCGACAAGCTCGGCAAGGTTGAGGCCACGCTCGCCAAGTTCGAGGACGCTAACCAGAAGGCGACCGCCGCCATTCTCGAGGCCAAGAAGGCCGCCGAGACCGAAAAGACCCACATCGACGAGATCGAGGCCAAGCTTAACCGCCTGGCGCTCAACGGCTCGTCCGACCCGGCGCAGCGCAAGCTCGATCTGAAGACGAAGGTCAACGACTGGGCTCGCGCCGTCGTCGGCGCCCATACGGTCGGCGTTCCGAACCTGACTGCAGACCAGCAGAAGGCCCTTGCCGACGTCACCGCCGAATACAAGGCGATGGGCATTGCGAACGACACGACCGGCGGCTATCTCGCCCCGGCCGAGTACATTCGCGAGATCATCAAGGGCGTCACCGACATCAGCCCGGTTCGCACGCTCGCGCGTGTCCGCCAGACGGCGTCGAAGTCGGTCATGATCCCGAAGCGCACCGGCCAGTTTGCCGCGCAGTGGGTTGCCGATCAGGGCACGAAGTCGGAGACCGACGGCCTGCGTTACGGCATGTGGGAAATCCCGACCCACGAGATGTACGCCCTCATCGACATCTCCAACCAGAACCTCGAAGATTCCGCCTTCAACATGGAGTCAGAGATCAGCTTCGAGGCGACCGAGCAGTTCGCCGTCGCTGAAGGCGCTGCGTTCGTTTCGGGCAACGGCGTCGGCAAGCCGGAAGGCTTCCTCGTCGCGTCTGGTGTGTCTGGCAACAACTCCGGCACCGCGGCGACCATCGCCGATGCCGACGGCCAGGCGAACGGCCTCCTGACCCTGAAGTACGGCCTGAAGACGGCCTACGCCCGCAACGCCACTTGGGCTCTGAACCGCACCACGCTCGGCTCTGTGCGCAAACTCAAGGACGGCGACAAGAACTACATCTGGATGCCCGGTATTGCCGGTCAGCCGAACACCATCGACGGCGACCCCTACGTGGAAGTGCCGGACATGCCGTCCGAGGGCGCCGGCCTCGTGCCCATCGCTTACGGCGACTTCGCCCGCGCCTACACGCTGGTCGACCGCATCCAGATGGAAATGCTTCGCGACCCGTACACGCAGGCCACCGGCGGCAACATCCGCTTCATCTTCCGCCGCCGCCTTGGCGGTCAGGTGACGCTTGCCGAGGCCATCCGCAAGCTGACCTGCGCTGCTTGAGCCATAGGCTGGGCGCTCCATTCCGGGGCGCCCATTTCCATTCTGAAAAGGAGAAAGCCTCATGGCTTCCAAGGATCTGCACAATAACCTGCACTTCGTGCCGCTGATCGCTCCGGCGGCCGCGCGCACCGACGACACCGCCATCGTTTCGGCCATCATCGACACGCTCGGCTACGAGAGCCTTGAACTGGTTCTGGTGACCGGCACCAACACCGACGCGGACGCCACTTTTGCCGTCCTGGTCGAGGATAGCGACGCATCGGACATGGCCGGCAACGTGGCCGTGGCCGACACCTTCCTGCTCGGCACGGAAGTCGGCGCTGCCTTCACCTTCGCCGATGACATCGAATGCCGCAAGATCGGCTACGTGGGCAACAAGCGTTACGTTCGCATGACCGTGACGCCGAGCGGCAACGGCGCTGGCAATATCTTCCTTGCCGGCGTCGCCGTGCTCGGCAACAGCCGCAGCAAGCCGACCCCGACGCTGTGTAAGTCTACGGGGCGCCTCGCGATGAGTGGGGCGCCCTTTCCTTCATGAGGAGGGCTGCATGGCGGTCGTTTTAGTTGAATTCCCGTGCTCGTTTGACGGCATCGCGTCGGAAACGATGGTCGTCGGCAGCCAGCGCGACTTTGGCGCCATGACGCCCGGCCTAGTCGGTTTGGGCTGGATTTCCGAGGACCCTGCCGCGCGAGAAATCGCAATCGAGGGGGTTCCGGAAGTGAAGGCTGAGGTGGTCGATGAGGTGCCGCCTGAAGTGCCCCCAGCCGTAGACCGGCCCGTCGCCGCCGAGCCGCCCGCGAAAAAGACCCGCCGCACCCGCAGGTAAACCATGACCCTCCGCCAACTAACACCACCGAGCGCCTCTGTGGTGTCTCTGGCGGAGCTTAAAAAGCATTGCCGCGTCGAATATCACACCGACGACGACGCCTATCTTGAGGCGCTCGCCGCGGCGGCGGTAGCATGGGCTGAGAAGTGGCTCGGCCTAGCAATCGCCGAGCAAGAGTGGGAATACCTGGTCGACGACTTCGGGTGCGGGCTGACGCTACCCTTAGCCCCAGTGATTTCCGTCGACACGGTCGTCTATGACAATGCGTCCGGCGTTGAAACACCGCTAGCCGGCTTTCGGGCCTTCAACGAAGAGACTGCAGAGAGAGCCTATGTGCTCCCGGCTGTGGGTGCCGCATGGCCCGCAGTCAGCGGCCAGCCGCAGGCGGTGCGGGTGACCTTTACCGCCGGCTCCGCGGTGGTGCCTCCCCAGTTCAAGCATGCCGTGCTGCTCCTCGTAGGCGGTTGGTACGAAAATCGAGAGTCGGTCGCGGTGAGCGCGCCGCAAGAAATTCCATTCGGCGTCGAGGCATTGCTGCTTCCGCTGCGTAATTGGGCTTGATCGCATGGCAACCGAAATTCTGGCGACTGCCTCCACGGCAGCGAGTTCTTCCGACGTGGTTGTCACCACTGCGATTGCGGTTTCCGTCAAGGGCGTTGCCGATGGCGAGGCCTACGTTACCATTCTCCTGAAGGACGATGGGGCGGCTTACGACGTCGTTGGCTCCTTGACGTCCCACTCTCCCGCCACCGTCATCTCAGCGCCCGGCACCTACCGCTTCACTCGCCGCGCTGGGGCGGCCTGCGGTGTGTTCAGTGGGTAGTGTGCTGGGCCGGGTAACGCGCCCGCTGCTCGCGTCCGTGACAAGGCCCGTGGGCGTGTTGGCCGGAGGAGGGGTCCCGCCGACCCCACTGCTCATGTCGTCGCGCATGGCGCTGCCCGGCTTCAACGCCTACGCCGGCAGCAACGGTACTGACCTCGACGGCAACTCGCGCATCCTGTTCTACAACCAGCTCGGCTGCCGCGTGACGAAGATGGCGCCGCTCTTCGGCAACTTCCGAATGGACGCGACGAACGAGGTCGACGGCTACAACGAAATCGACGTCGGTTGGTCGCTTCGCACGGCTGCCGGCGTCGCCCCCGGCGTGGACCTCTCGATCCCGCACACCGGCGCCGACGCGATAAAGCAGGGCACTCCTGTGGATGCCGTCTCCGAGGCAGGCGCCATCAATTGGTGCCAATCCTACGTCGAGGTCGCATCCGGCGAGCGGTGGCCGCAGGCCTACCTCATCAACACGTCTTCGGGAAAGCTCGAGGCGGCCGACTTCAACACGCATGTCGACAAGAGCGACGGCTCCACAATCACCAACGGCGCCGGCGCGACGAACAAGTTCGGCTTCGGTCCTATCGGCATGCTTGCCATCGAGTGGGAGGGCACACCGCACGCCGAGCGGTTCTGGCTGCGAATGGACAGCAAGGGCACCGGCACGACGTTCGGCCGCGTCGACGATTGGGGAGGCTACGGGCCAGTCGCGAACGCCCTCGGCGGGAAGCGGCCCTATATCCAGGCAGGCCTCACCGGCACGCAGGCGCGCTTCAACCTGGGGCCGACCCAAACTAGGCAGCTTGCCGCCATGCTGGCTGCCGGCATCACGCACGTGGTGTTCTTCCTCGGCGTCAACGACCTGCGCGCCAGTCGCACCGCGCTTCAGGTTGCGGCAGACCTGGCGAGCGTCCGCGACTTCTACCACGCTCACGGCTTCGTCGTGGTGTTCGCCACGATCCCTCCGCAGATCAACAGCCACACCGCGACCCCATGGAACGCCTACCGCCTGGCGACCCAGGTGATTTCCACCTCGCCGGCGAATGCCTTCATCCGGCCTGAAGCGGAAGGCGGCACCGAGGCGCAGCGCGTGGCCCTGTCCGAGCGGGCCATTCTGAACGGCCTGATACTCGCCATGGCGGCGGACGACGTCATCATCGTTGACATGGCCGCTGCGTCCGAAAGCCCGAGCACGCCCGGCAAGTTCCGCACATTGGAAGACGGCGCGCACGCTCGCCTCTACCCGAGCTACGAGGGCACCATCGCAACGTGGACCGGCCCCGGCTTCACGGTGACAGGCTTCAGCCTGCCGACGAACGCGCTTGCGAGCGGCTATGTCGAATGGCTCGACGGGCCGCAGGCGGGAAACTGGAGTCCGATCCAGTCGAGTGGCGCGGCGGCGGTCACGGTGACGGCAGCAGCGCAGACAGCGTTCGGAGCAAGCCCCCCGCAGGTCGGGAACAGCATTCGCGTCTGGTCAGCCGGCTCGCGCTTCGTCGCCTCCGATGGCCTGCACGAGGTGATGGCCTTCATCAACAACACGCTCTACGGCGGCCAGGCGGCAGGCATGGATGCCGTCACCGCGGCGCTGGGCCTTTAACAAATCATCGGGCGCGGCCCGCAGGAGAATCCCTTGGCAGACATCACCATTACCGCCGCAGGCGTTATAGCCGGCGCCGACTCCACCGTGGAAAACGGTACGGCTGGCGCGACCATCACGGCCGGCCAGACCGTCTATCTCGATACGGCCACAAATCGCTACGAGCTCGCCGATGCCGACGGCGCCGCCGATCTTCGCCGCCCGCGCGGTATCGCGCTGAACGGCGCTGCGGACGGCCAGCCGCTCCGTATCCTGAAGGCGGGCGACCTGACGATGGACGGCCTCACCGCCGGCGTCACCTACTACCAGTCGCCTAACCCCGGCGGCATCGCGCCCCGCGCCGACGTCCTGACCGGCGACTACGTCACCGTCATCGGCGTCGCGAAGTCGACCACGGTTCTCGCCGTCGCGATCCAGTTCCCGAACGTGGTCAGCGCGTGACCCTCGGCGGCATGACGCTCACCGAATGGCGCCTTTGGGTGGGCTGGCGCGTGATGCGCATCGGCGCGCGCATTGCCGGTGTCACACTCGCGCCAGCATCGTCCCCGGACAAGCTCGATGCGGATTTTGTTTACGGCTGACTTCGATTGGAGCCCGCCGGAAAAGCAGGGCCGCGTCACGCTGGCCTACAAAGCGGGCTGGACGGGCTCCGTGCGCCGCTGGTGCGGTGATGCCGCCGTTGCCGCTGGCAAGGCTGTGGAGGTGAAGCATGGCCACGCCGAAGCGTAGCGGGGCAGGGAGCCTGGATAGGCGTATAGATTTCCAGGCGCCGGTCCCTGTTGATGACGGCTACGGCGGCACGACGGACGGCTGGGCAACCCAATTCACAGACCACGCCAGGCTCACGCCCCGGCTAGGTAGTGAAACGGTTATCGCTGCTCGCCTGCAGGGAACGCAGCCCTACACCTTGACGGTCAGAAGCCATGCGAATACGCGCGCCGTGCGGCCAGATTGGCGGGCCGTGGACCACCGCGCCGGGTACACCGACGATGGTCGCCCGCGGCGCTACTTCAACATAAAGACCATCGCGAACGTGGATGAGCGATCCGCCTATCTCGAGATGCTAGTCGTTGAGAGCGAGGCGTCCTGATGGGAATGAGCCTCATCGGGCTGGAGAAGTTGCGGCGAAAGCTCAACCGCATCCCTGAGAGTGTGCGGCGCCGAGCGCAAGCCGACCTCATGCTCGCCGGTCGGCAAATAAACATGGCGCAGCGCGCGTTGGCGCCTTCCGACGACGGGGACTTGCGGGCGTCCATCCGATCTGAGCCTCTTACCGACGGGACTATTGGCGTCGTGATCCGCGCTGGTGGCCCGACGACGACGAAGCCCGTGAGAAACGGTCAGTCTGCGACCTACGACTACGCCCTCGGCCAGGAATACGGAACGCAGGATATGGCGCCGAACGCCTTCTTCTGGCCAGCTTACAAGGCCGGCAAGGGCAAAGCCCGTCGGGACGTTCGGGCCGGCGTGAAGCGCTCTCTTCGGCAGGCGGTGACTGGCTCATGAGCGATCCCTCACTGCCGCTTCAGGCGGCGCTTGTCGCGCGGCTAAAGGCGCTCGGCACCGCGGCGGGACCGCGCTTCTACAGCGTGGTGCCAGCCTCATACCAATATCCGTATGGGGTAGTTTGGCCCGGCTTTGCGACGCCTATCGACGAGGAATGTTGGGACCGCACCGAATCGACGGTGCAGGTCGATATTTGGGCCGACACACCGACATACCTGAAAACAAAAGAAATCGCGGGCGCCATTCGGATGGCTCTGCACGAGCAGACCTTAAGTGTTCCCGGACACGTGGTTGACCGCATCCGCGTCGAAAACATCACCTACACCGACGCACCGCCGCTTTATCAGGCGCGCGTCGTCCTGAGCATAGAAACGCAGCCGGTCTAGACGGCGGCACCATCCCCTAAACACTTTCCGGCTGCCAGTGTGCGGCCTTTATGGAGGCCCCCGTGGCGACCACTAAGCAGCTTTTGATCCAGTTCGGCGACGCAGGCGACCCCGAAGTTTACGCCCACGCCTGCACCATCAACACTTCGCAGGACTTCACCATTGAGGCGACCACGGTCGACGCGACCGAGCCCAATTGCGCGGACCCGAACGCCCCCTCGTGGGTGCTCCGCTCCGTGGACACGCTGTCGGCGAACATCAACGGCGCGGGCACGATGGACCCGGTCAGCCACGGCGTGCTGCGGGACCACATGCTCTCGGGCGAGCCCTTCAACGTGCGCGTCAATCTTGCGGGCCTCTCCGGCGCCGCTGGCGGCGGGTATTTCCAGGGGCGCTACGTGATGACATCGCTGGGCCTCGCCAAGGAAGGTAAAGGCTACGTCACCTCGACCGTTGCGCTGCAGAGCGACGGCGAAGTCGCTTGGGTAGAGGCGGCCTAAGGAGCCGGGCGGATGGCTAAGACGGTCAAGGTTCAGTTCGGCGGGGCGGAACGGGAGTTCCGCCTCGCAATCGGCGAACTTCGTGAGCTTCAGGAGAAGTGTCAGGCTGGACCGGCGACCGTTCTTGCGCGGCTTATGGCTTTCCAGCCGCAGGCCGCCAAGATGCAGCGGCCACGACCGAATGACTATGGTCTTGCGGATCTCGATCCGGACTTCCACGCCGATTCCAACCTCTACGGTCTGTTCCGCAATATAGGCGGGGACTGGCGTCTTGATGATGTGCGCGAAACGATCCGGCTGGGGTTGATTGGCGGCGGCATGTCGCCGATGGACGCCTTCGTGATGGTGGCGCGGTACGTCGATGATCGACCGCTCACGGAAAACACCGGCGCTGCTGCGGCGGTCCTCATGCACGCCCTGATCGGCGAGCCCGACGACAAAGTGGGAAAAACGGAAGCCGAGAAGGGCGAGACGAAGCCGGCAAAGAAGACTCGGGCCGGCTAACCTTCTCGGCCCTGTACGGTTGGGGCGCCATCATGGGCTTCTCGCCGCGAGTGATTGACGAAATGTCCCTGTGGGAACTCTTTGCTTGCGTCGATGCCTACAAGAAGGCGAACGGCGGCGAAGAAGAGGTCGAAGCTCCTTCGTGGGAAGAGCACCTGAAGATGGTGCGGACTGCTGCGGGTTAAGAGCAGCCTCTATTCTCTCGACGGCAATCCATTTCAAATAAATCCGGCGCCCGAGTGGCGCCTTTTCTTTATCAGGGCTGCGAATGGCTGTCACCGTCGAAGAACTTCGGGCGGTGCTTCGCCTTGAGATGAAGCCCTTTATGCGCGACTTGCAGTCGTTGCATGGGGTGAACGCTAGGGCGGCGAGGCAGGTCGAAGCCGCCTGGCAGAATACCAACCGGCGCCTAAACGGCATCGGCCGCGGCATGGCGACCAGCCTTATCGCTCCGCTTGCGGGTATCGCCGCCGCCGCGTCTGTTCGCGAAGTTCTGGACTATGCCGATGCCTGGACGACCGCGCAGAACAAGCTGAATGCGGCGGGCGAGATCGCGGGCCGTCAGGCGCGTAGTCTTGAAGAAGTCAATGAGATCGCGAGCCGCACTCGCACGAGCATTACGGCAACAGTCGATCTGTACGCGAAACTTCTTCGTGCGACTGCAGGCGTTGCAGATTCCGAACTGGAAGTCGCCCGCGCGACCGAGATCGTCAACAAGGCGTTCAAGGCGGGCGGCGCCGCAACGTCAGAGCAGATCGCGGGCATCCTACAGCTTTCGCAAGGCTTGGGCTCAGGCATCCTGCAGGGCGACGAGCTGCGCTCCGTCCGGGAGAATGCGCCGCTTCTTGCTCAGGCTATTGCCGACGAGTTCGAGACCACGATCGCTGGCCTGAAGGACCTGGGCGCTCAGGGCGAAATCACGTCGGCTCGTGTATTCCGCGCCATCCTAAATGCGCAGCCGCAGATCGAGCGCGCCTTCGCTTCGACCAACGCCACCATTTCCGACGGAATGACGCGCGTCGGCAACGCGCTTACGCAATACATCGGCCAGTCCGACCAGAGCCTTAGCGCCTCGCAGCGTCTTGTCGCGGGGCTTAACGCGCTCGCCGACAATTTCGACCAGACCGCGGACATTGTCCTGAAACTCGCCGGCGTAATCGCTGGCGCGCTTGTCGGACGCTCGATCGCTGGAATGATCCGGAGCCTCGGCGTCGGCACCGCAGCCCTACTGACGTTTGTTCGCGCCGCCCGCACGATGGGCGGCCTTGGCGTTGCGATGAGCGGGCTAGGCGCCGCAGCGGGTCCGGTCGGGCTTCTGATAGGCGGCGCCGTTGTCACCGCGCTTTTGGCGTTCAGCTCATCGTCGACCGATGCGTCTGCGTCGGCGCGCACCTATGCGGATGCGCTTGAAGAAGTTCGCGCGAGCGCGGAGGCGGCCGAAAGCGCCGTATCCGGCGCGACCGAGGCTATCGACGAGCGGGGCCGGAACGAACTTGAGGGCGGTATAGCCGAGGGCACGGCGCAGATCGATGCGGCCCGTGATGCTGTCGTCGCCTATATCGCGTCGATCGAGGAAATCGCGAATCCTCGGTATGTTTCCGAGGAGCAGCTTCAGCAGCTTCGCGATGTTCGGCAGGGTCTAGACGACAATACGATGTCGGCTGAGGACGCCGAGCAGGCGATCTTTGCCCTCGCCAACAGCGACCCTAATTTCCAGAACCTTGCGGATCAATTCGGACCCCTTATTGGGGCCTTGATGAACGCCATTGCGGCCACGGACTTGCTTCAGGGCAAGCTTGCTGGGCTGGGTGGCGGGCCGTCTTTTCGAGAAGCAGAGAATGCCTCAATGGAGGCATATGGCGAACTCGCGGAGACGAACAATGAGTTCGTCGAGGGGGCGGAGCGGCGTAACGCACTCACTGCGGACCAACTCGCGCTTGAAAATGAAATCGCCAGCGTGCGCCGGGAAGCTGACCGTGCCGGCGCTTTGCTCACGACAGGCCAGGTAACCGAACTTGCTTCGGCGAATATCGCCGCGGGAGAACGGCGTTCCGCAGCGGGTCGATCGGGCAGTGGCGGAGGAGGTGGCGGCGGTGGCTCTGCTCGCGAAAACGAGCTCGAGCGCGAAATCGAGCAAATCCGGGAGCGCACCGAAGCCTTCACTCAGGAGGCCGCCGCAGTCGGCCTGTCGGCGATCGAAGCCGCGAAGGCGGAGGCGTCGTTCAGCCTCCTCAACGCGGCGCAGGAAGCCGGCATCGCCGTCACGCCTGAGCTTCGCGGACAGATCGACGAGCTCGCAGGCGCTTACGCTGCGGCATCGGTCGCGGCCGATGAAGCAAAGGCGGCGCAGGACAACCTCAACGACGTCATTTCCGAAGCCAATGGCCTCGCGAAAGACGTTCTTGGCGGGTTCATTTCCGACCTCCGCAGCGGCAAGTCGGCCGCGGAAGCGCTCGCCGGCGCCTTGCAGAAGGTCGGCGACAAGCTGATCGACATCGCGCTCAACTCGCTGTTCCCGTCTTCGGGTGGTGGCGGGCTGCTGAGTTCGCTTCTCGGCAGCATCTTTGGTGGAGGCGGTGGCATTCCGCAGTTCGCGCCCATTGCGGGCGGCATGTTCGACAAGGGCGGCTACACCGGCCCCGGCGGCAAGCACAAAGCGGCGGGCATCGTCCACGCCGGAGAGTACGTCTTCGATCAGGACGCCGTTCGCGCAGCGGGCGGCCCGGCTGCTCTGGACGCTATGCGGCGCAATCTCAAGGGATACGCCAATGGCGGGTTCGTGGGGTCGCTGCCGCCCGTAACCGGGCGAACCGCTTCTAAGTCCGCGGCAGCCGGCCCCATCGCCGTCACGGTCGACGTGTCCGGCGCCCGCGGCAGCGCGGAAATCGAGGAAGCCGCCCTCCGCGGCGCCAAGGCCGGCGCCGATCTTGCCATCAAGCGCATGCGCGGACCGGAAGGCGTCAGCGTCATGGGCAACGCACAGCAGAGGTTCGGGTGATGTTCAAGAATCTATTTCGGCGCACTGCTGTCATCTGGCCGCGCCTCGACGGGACGTTAAAGCCGGACCAGTATTCCTCGCTCTCAGCCGAGCAGGCAGAGCGGGCATCGAGCATTGCGCGCAAGAGCGGGGCGACGGCTGCGGACGCCTATGCGCTTGGGTGCCTCCGCGATGCAGAGGCCTCGGACTCGGCTTTAGCTCGGCGGCTCTTCCCGCGCCTTGAGCGGCTCCGGCGTCGGTACGCCTAAATGGCATGGCTCGACACCGACACCCTGGCCGCCCTGACAGGGCGGTCGGTGCGACTGGCAACGCTTGTCCATCTGGACTTCGATGTGACGCTCGGTCCCGGCGAAGTGGATCCCCGCCGCCTCTGGAACGGCTTCGGCGACATCTCCGCCGGAGGCCATACATGGAAGGGCGCCGGCACACTTGGCTCGATTGACGGGCTGGGAAGCATGGGCACCGGCGCGGCGCAGGTCACGCTCACGCTTTCGGGCGTCTCGCCGGCCATGCTCGAGCTTGCGACGGTGGACCGCGCCGCAGTCAAGGGACGTGACGTCACGGTCTACGGCCAGCTTCAAGACGATGAGTGGGGCACCGTCGGTGACCCGTTCCCGATCTGGTACGGCGTCATCAGCCGTATGCTCATCAAGCGGACGGCGGGGCTTGATGCCACGCGCACCGTTTCGGTCGAGTGCGAGAACGTCTTCCTGCGGCGATCGCGTGTCCCCGCCGGCCGCTACACCGACGGCGACCAGAACCGCCGCAGTTCTGGCGACCGGTTCTTCGAGCACGTCGGCAAGCTGGTCAACAAGGTGCTCGTTTGGCCGAAGTTCTCGTAGATTTTCTGCGACGAGCGGCGCGCAAGCCGTTCGCATATGGCGAGACCGACTGCGCTCTCTTCCTAGCGGACTGGTGGCTCGCCAACCACGGCACCGACCCCGCTGCGCATCTCCGTGGACTCTACTCCACCGAAGAAGAATGTGTCGCGCTGTTGAAGCGTGAAGGCCACCTCCCGCGGCTCGTGGCGAGGCTGGCGCGCTCCGTAGGGGCGCCGCGAACCACCAACCCAAAGCCCGGCGACTTCGGCGTCATCCGCGCCAGCGGGCGCTGGTGGGGCGCCATCCTGGCAAGCGACGGCCGGTGGGTGGTGAAGGCGAATAGCGGCCTCGTTGCCGCTCAGGACTGCCGCGTAGTAGCGGCGTGGAGCATTGAATGCCGCAGCTCATCCCCGCCGTCATCGCCGCGGCGAGCAGCCTCGGCCTTGTCACAGCGGCAGGCGGGCTGACGTTCCTCGGGTCGGTCGTTGTCAGTGTCATCGGCGCGGGTCTTTCGTTCCTCGCCTCGATCATCTTCGCGCCGAAGCCTCCGAAGCCGTCCGACTGCCAGTTCACCATCAAGCAGGCGGCGGGTCCGCGCGTTGCCCATTATGGGCAGGTCAAAGTCGGCGGGACTATGGTCTTCGCCGAGGCCAGCGGCGGCGACCTGCATCGCATTTTCGCCATCGCCGGCCGACGCATCAGCGCTTTCCTTGAGCACTGGGCCGACGACACCGAACTGACGCTGGACGGGAACGGCTGGACGGTCGGCGGCAAGTACGACGATCACACCGGCCCGCGGCTACAGGTCAAGACGCGCGTCGGACTGCCGACGGAAACCGCCTACTCCGAGGTGACTTCGGTCTATGGCTCGCAGTGGACGAGCTCGCATCGCGGCGACGGCATTGCGTCGGTGATGATGCTGGCGAAGCCGGTCGACGCCGAGGAATTCAGCGAGGTCTACCCCAACGGTGAGCCGCAATATCGCGCGGTTATCCAGGGTTGCCGGGTCTACGACCCCGGCTCCGAGGTGACCGAATATAACGACAACGCTGCGCTCGTCGCGCTCGACTACATGCGCAATGCGGATGGCATGGCCATCTCTGACGCCCGCTTGCTGACGCCGCAGGCGAAGGCTCTTTGGATACAGGCAGCCGGCGACAGCGAGCAGAACGTCGACACGGCCGACGGCGCCGAGGACCGCTATCGGATCTGGGGCAGCTACGACTTCGGTCAGCGGCCCGTCGACGTGCTGAACCAGATGATGGCGGCCTGCGATGGCCGCCCCGTCCCGACCGCCGATGGCGGTATTGGCTTCATTGTCGGTCGCTGGCGCGCGCCCACTGTGACGATCACTGCGGAGCATATCCGGTCTTACGACTTCGGAGCGGGCAACGACGCCTTCTCGGAAGCCAACTTGATCCGCGCGCGCTTTCTCTATGCGCCGAACGACTATCAGGAGACGGACGCAGAACCTTGGCCGAACGTCCCGGATATCGCCGAGCGAGGCGAAATAGCCGCGGACATGGACCTCTATTATGTCCCGTCGAACGGCCAGTGCCGCCGGCTGATGAAGATCGAAAGCCGTCGCCGCTCCCCTGAGTGGGTTGGCACGATTACGACGGATCTGGTTGGCCTCGCCGCACTTGGTGAGCGCTGGATTACCCTGGTCATCCCCGAGCTCGGCATCAACGACACGTTCGAAATCGACGGCGTGCAGATCATCCTCGCCGAGGAAAACACCATCACGGGCGCGGCGCTGCAGGTCCGATCGATGGACTCCACGGCCTACGACTGGGATGCCGAGAACGAGGAAGGCCGCCCGCCTGAAGTTCCGGTTGACGACTACGTGCCGCCGGCTCTGGCGCCGCCGACCGGCATCGATGTGTCGATCGGACAGCTCGAGATTAACGGCGAGACGGCCGGCGCCTACGCGCAGGCCTCTTGGGATGACTCCGGCGAGAGCTGGCTTTACGCCGAGGGTCGCTACCGCAAGCAGGGCACCACTGCCTGGCGCACATTCGATATCGAGCCGGGCTCGAATGCCGGCACCACTGGCCTGCTTGAGGACGGCGAGGAATACGACTTCCAGTTCCGCTACGTCACCGTGACCGGAACGACAAGCCTATGGTCAACGGTCATCACCGAGACGGCTGTTTCCGATGTCACCGCACCCGGCCCCGTAACGGGGTTGGTGCCGACCGGTGGCGTAGGTGTTGTGTCCCTCGATTGGCGAGCCCCGGCAAGCGCAAACTTCGCGTGGGCCAATATCTACCGCTCGACGATCAACACGTTCGGCACCGCGACCATCGTGTCAACGGTGTACGGCGGCCCGAACGACTATCAGGACTATGACGAGACGCTGGCGGCCGGCACCTATTACTACTGGGTCCGGTCATCGAACGCCTCACGAGTTGAGGGAACTGCCGTTGCAAGCGGCGCAGTGGTGGTGACCTGATGATCGAATGGCCGGACATCCTGAAGCCTCGCACGGTGACGTTCGCCCTGAAAGGGCGGGCGGTCTCCGGCGGCGCAGCCCTCGAGGGTCGGGACCAGCGCGTGGCGTCTGATGCCGGGTTCTGGGCTGCTGATTTGGCTCAGTTCCCGATCGTCACGCGCGACAAGGCTCGTGCGTGGCGGTCGACTATCGCCAAGATGGACGGCGGTGTCGAGACGGTCGAAATCCCCGTCATGGACTGCAAGTACAAGCTGTCGGCGACCCTCGACGGCGTCGAGGTTGTGAACAATGGCCAGCCGCACAGCGACGGCACCTATTTCACCGACGGCACCGGTTATGACGAGCCTGACGAAGTAGTTCTGCCGTTTCGGCTGACCGCCAACGCTGCGCTTAGGGCTACGACGATATCTGTCGAGCTCGACGACGAGGAAATCGTCGTCGGTATGGCAGAGGGAATCTACTTCTCCATTGGCACAAGGCTTTATCTTGTGACCGGGGTCGAGGAAACCGCGGCTAATCAGTGGGACATAACCTTCCGCCCACCGTTGCGCTCCGCGGCGGCGACTGGCGCTCACATCGATTTCCTGTCGCCATCGATTGAGATGCGTATCGCCGACCCCAATGCCGGCGAACTTCCGCTCGATCTGCTCCGCTTCGCCTTCCCAAGCTTGAGCTTCATCGAAGCGATCTAGCCCTCGGGGCTCAAACACTTCCTTTCAACGCGGCGACATGCGGGCCATTTTTCTCATGAGGACGCCCTCGAGGGGGTGCAATTATGATGCATCGGTTCTGTCCGACCGGGTAAGCCTGACCGGCCATGCCTGAAATCGCGTGCAGGCTGATGGCGGCGCCGAGCTCGCGCTGGACAACCCTAGCCGGGGCAGATCACCTCCGCGTTAGCACGGCTTGGGCTGACCCCGGTTGATCGAAGTAGAGTTGGCGCTCGGGGGCGGGAAGCCGCCTGCGGAGGATCCTTTTTTGGGAGTCTGCCTAGGCTCAGCAAGTGCGGGTGTATGTCAGATCTGAGGTCGCGCTTTTATTAAAGCATGTCGCTCAAACTGGTCGCCAAATCGGCGCGCAAACTTCCGAAGAATATCGGCCTTGTTCAGACTCAGGCGGTATACGGCGCCGTTCAATCTCAAAACGTCGATGCCATGCGCGATTTGGTTTCTGACTTGGTTCAATTCGTTCAGCCGGCGCCGGATCGCTGCTTCGTCCGCGCCTCGTATTACAAACCCTTCGAATACGTTAACGATACCGATCCGCAGGAATAATTTCTCGACATTCTCTGCGCTGGGATTTCCCCATCTTGGAAAGCTTTTCTCATACGCAGAAAAGTTATTGTCGTTCCTTAAATTTGGAAATACTTCCTTCGCGCAGTCCATGAACACATCTTCGATGAAGGCTTGCATCAGCGCGGACAACATAACAATGCAGCTTCTATTTATCGATGCGCCGACACGGTGACCATTTACAATGCGAGGCGCGCCGCGTTCTCCTCCGTGCAGCGCTAAGCGTGCACCCACCAATTCATCAATGTAGGTGAGATCGAGGATCGCCAAGACCGAGTCTCCTGCCTCGCGCCAGCATGGTGGACGCCACTGATCATGTCCATAGATAACGCATAGACAAATCACCCATCCCCTGCGGCCTCCGGGCGGCTTTTTCATATCCACCGCCCGCCTCGAGCGGGCTTTTTCAGTTTTGGAGAACCCATGACGCCCAAGCCAATCATCGTCATCCGCCCCGTCGAAATCGACGCCGCGATGGCCGAGAAGGTCCACGCCGCTGTCGAGACCATGCTCGGTGGGGAATATCGCTGCCTGGTCCTTCCTGCGGGCCATGACGTCATTGGCGTGTTCGCTCCTCGGGAGCGGTGCTGATGTTCGGCGAAGCTTGGGCCGCCGCCTGGCCGGACGGACTAAGGCCGAATAAAGCACTTATCCGCGCGATCGGCGTCAATATCGATGAGGCGCTCGCGACCACCACGGCGTCGGAAGAGGCTGCCGAGCTGGCTGCGGAGATATCAACCCAGCAGGCCGGCATCGCGACGGATGGCGCCACGACGGCGGTAGACGCTGCAGCCGATGCCGCGGCGCTAGTCGCTGCTGCGACCGCCGGCTTCACCGGCTTTCCGGACGATGCCGCTTACGATTTCGGGTTCATCGCGGACCCGCTCACTTACTTTGACCAGGATTGGGGCAACGTTTAATGCCGACTGAAGTTCGCATGCGCCGCGGTACTGCCGCCCAACACGCCACGTTTGCTGGAGCTCTTGCGGAAGTGACAGTCGTCACCGACGACTCGTCCCTCCGGGTCCACGACGGCTCAACCCTGGGCGGCCGGCCCGTCGGGAACACGACCACGGCCGAGACGGTCTCGGCAAGTACCTACACGCCGGTGCTGACCGATGCCTTCTCAAAGCTGAAGCGGCTCTCCCACGCGAGCGGCGTCACCCTCACGATTCCTCCGAACGGTTCGGCGGCCTTCCCGATCGGTAGCACCCTCTCGTTTGAGCAGGCAGGCGCCGGCGCGGTGACGATCGCCGAGGGTGCCGGCGTCACCGTCGATGTCGTCGATGGGCTGTCCCCAGTGTCGGATGGCCAGCACGCGATCTTCCAGCTCGTGAAGATCGGGACGAATGAATGGCTCGCCTTTGGCGGGCTGGAGTCGACGAGGAACGGCTACCTCCTCGGCTCTCGCCAGATTTTCAGCGCTACCGGCACGTGGACGAAGCCGGCGGGGTGCGTCGCCGTCGAGGTGGAGCTCGTCGGCGGTGGAGGCGGCGGTCGTGGTCCGGCTGCGTCGAACGCAGCAGCCGGCGGTGGTCCGGGCGGCTACTCGCGGAAATGGATTACGGCCGGGTTGGGCGCGACCGAGGCCGTGACGATCGGTGCCGGTGGCGCTGGCGGAGCCGCTGGCGGCAACAACGGTATTGCTGGCGGCGCCACGTCCTTTGGCTCTCATTTGTCCGCGACGGGAGGCGGAAGCGGCTCCAACACGGGCGGCGCATCTGGTGTGGGCTCAGGCGGCGACCTTAACCTCCGCGGAACGTCTGGCGGCTCGCGCATTGCCACCACGGACAACTTCTCCGGGAACGGCGGTGACTCCTTCTTCGGCGGTGGTGGCCTTGCTGGCACCGGCGCGGCGTCCCCTGGAGGGGCCGGTCTGTACGGCGGCGGTGGCGCAGGTGGCCGTGACAACGCCGCTGGCGGTGCTGGCGGCGCCGGCATTGTCGTCGTGAAGGAGTACTATTGATGCTCGGCGGCCTCACCGCCGGCGGTGCTTCCTCCCGCCTTGCCCTTCGCGGTCAGCCGGGCGACCTGCAGCCGATCGAGCGCCTGACCTGGCAGCGCACCGACGCCCCCTTCCTAGTGCCACCCGGCGGGGGGACGGGGCTCTGGGACGGCGCCAGCATCTATACCCCCGTCCTCGCTCGTAATCTCGACCGCACGCCATATCAGGACGAGGACGGGAATTTTTACCTCTACTACAACGGCGACAACACCTCGCCGGGCGACCTTGATCAGGTGGGGCTTGCCTTAAGCCCGGACTTCGAGACGTGGGTGCCGTTGGTCGACAACCCCGTCATTCCTCTCGGGGCCGACCCTTCGGCGGACGCTGGCGATGCCCAGATTTGCAGCGTCTTCCACGACGGCACGGAGTTCATTCTTTTCTTCCAAGGGAACGCGAGCGCGCCGGGTAGCGGGCTGGGGGATAACGTCACCCTGCTTTGGGCAACGTCGCTCGATGGCAAGACAATCACCAAGGAAGGGTCGGCGCTCACCCAAGGCGCCGGGGGCGACGCTGAGGACCTGTATTGGTGCAAACTGATCCCGAACGCGCCTGGTGGTCCTCGTCTCTACTACGCTGGCAAGAACGCGGAGAGCGTCTTCGGCATCATGTGCGCCGTCTCTCTCGGGGGAGACGTCCGGGGGCCGTGGACGCGGCTGTCGGACAACCATCTGCTACGCGACGGCACGACGGTCCTCGGCGATGCCTGGTACGCGGACGGCCTTTATCACTTCATCTACAGTCCGCTCGACGGGGTGAAGGGCGCTCAATACGCAACGTCCGCTGACGGCGTGAACATCAACTGGCGGCGCCAGATCCTCGACCTCAACCCCGGCGAGTGGGATGAGCGGCCTTACCATGTTTCCTGGGTGCAGCGGGGCGGTAGCAACTATCTGCTGTTCAACAGCCACGCCTATGAGGGTATCGGCTTCGTGGTTGGCTAAAGGGGCGGGCATAACCCGCCCCCTTTGGGGCTAGAGCGAGCCGAGAATCTCGCTCTCGAGGACGCCCGTGGGATTCAGTGCGAGTCGTAAAATGTGGTCACTTTAAATTGAATATCCGCTTGACCAAACGCAAGCGGAGTCCGTCTGATGGCGAATAGGTGACGTTGTCCACCTCAAAGACCGCAATATAGTTCTTACGGTCAAAGCCGGTGACATCTCCATTGCTGTCGAGCTCTGCCTTGTCGTCCGTTAAGACTACCCTGCGCCCACTCTGGATGGCTTCAACAGCCTCCATGATTCTCTTCTTATTGCCCTTTCCCTCATGACGCTTGAAGGGGCCGTGATAGAGGTCCGCGCCCGTCAGCCAGTGCTTATGCAGACACGGCAATGGCACCCCATCCACCACCGCGAACCACCAGCCCTGACGGCCTTTCGCCTGCTTCGTTTCCACCAGCCCCTCCCGTTTCGTCGCCGATTCATCCCACGGGCCGTAGGCATCGACAACTCCGCCATTCACTCCTGACCAACCGGCACGGGCGGTAGGGCTAACTTGCGCCACACTAAGGACACCCATGCCTAGGAGGTGATTTGGAGAAGACAGGCGTCCTTTCCCGTGTTACCTATTGCGTAATGACGGCGCGTGCATTACCTCGGGCGTAACATAATGGACCTCTCATTCGGTAGCGCGCGGCTCCAGCGGAACCTCTCAGATGAATCCCGTATTAGACGGTATTACGGACAGCTCGCACCAGCACTCAGGATCCGACTTTCGGTGCTGGCGAGGGCCAAAAGGCTTTCGGACATACCGACGGGGCCACCCGATCGATGTCACCAACTCACCAACAACAGGGACGAACAGTTTGCCGTAAAGCTGTCACCAAATGAGCGTCTCGTTTTTCGCGTAGCCAACGACCCGATCCCGCGGCTTCCAGACGGCGGGATTGATCGGGATGCCGTGACGGCCATCGAGATTAATGAGATCGTCGATTACCATGATAGCTGATGGGGATGACATGACTTCCGCCTGGAACATTCAGGGCAGTTGGGCGCCGAACTGGGCCACACATCCGGGGGAACATCTTCAAGAATACCTTTTGGAGTTTGGGCTCTCACAAGCGGACTTTGCACGTTTGGCGGGATTGACGCCCAAATTGGTAAGCACAATCTTGAGCAAATCTAATCCGGTGACCGCCGATACGGCGATCCGCTTCGAGCGGGTGCTGGGCCTGAAAGCAGACATTTGGACCGGAATCCAAGCTGATTGGGACCTGTACGAAGCTCGCCGCCGAGACGCGGCGGCCCGCGCGGAAGCGCCGGAGGCGAGTGCTTGGATGAAGCAGTTCCCGATCAGAGAACTTGTCGCCCGCGGATGCATTCCCCCCACTCGGGATGCCGGGGATCAAATGGCAGCGCTTCTTGCCCTGTTGGGCGTTGGCACCGCGGGCGCTTACGATGCTCGCGTTCAGAAGCTTGCTGTTCATCATCGGCAAGCCAAACGGGGGCAAAGCTCGCCCCATCACGTGTTCGCCTGGCTAATGGTCGGCGAGCAGCGCGCACGTGAAATGGATCTACCAAGCTATCAGCCTGACCGTTTCCGCGACGCCTTGAGGGCAATCCGCGAACTCACTGTCGAGGAGCCTGCGGTCTTCGAGCCTCGGATGATTTCTCTGTGTCGAGACGCTGGCGTTGCAATAGTTTTTGAGAAGCCTATCAGTAAAACCTGTTTATTTGGATCCGCCCGTTGGTTAAGCGAGGACCGCGCAATCATCCAAATGTCTCTCAGGATGAAAAGTAACGATCATTTCTGGTGGACGTTTTTCCACGAAGCTGGCCACCTTGTGCTCCATCGGGGGATGAATTTCGCTGACGATCAAAACGGCGAAGGTGACGGCGTAGAAAGGGAGGCCGACTGTTTTGCCGAGGAGGAGCTAGTAGGAACTGCGGAATTTGAGTCGTTCTGCGCCACGAAGCCGGCTGGCGGAGCCGCCATATCGTCGTTTGCTAAGACAGTTGGTATCCACGCAGGAATCGTCGTGGGGATGCTGCAGCATCGGGGGCTGGTCGAGTGGTCGCAACTGAACTGGATGAAGGCTCGATTTGAGTGGGCAGACGAGATTGAGCGCCGAAGGTGATTGTACTCATGGGGTGTTGCACGCCCCATGCATTCTGTTGAAATCACTGTGCCACTCTTGTTTCGTGGCGACCCGCTCGCAGTCCATACATCGCAGGCCGTTGCACCGAGGCACAACAACTAGGCGAGGATGGCTGAGTTAAGCTAACCTGCAGCCCTCACGGGGGCGGAAAATGTCTCAGCCTGTCGGCCAAGAAAGACTCGCAGGTAGGTTTGAAGCTCTCCTCATCATGGTGGGGAGCGAAGCCAGCCAACTTGTTAAGGCGCTTTCTGGTGTCGATCCGCCCCAAGGAGTCCAACCGGTAGAACATGCTCGCGCTTTACGCGAATGCGCTCTCGGACGTGATGATCTTGGGGACGTCGCTAGGCTCGCGGAGCAGGCGGAAATGGTGTTTCGCCTAGCTGCGGTTGAGGACTATACGAACGCTCCTCGTTTGACCGCTTTGATGGACAGTGCCGTGTCGGTCCTGGGTGGCCTGCAGAAATACAGGCAGTGGCATATGGCACTTTCGCTGAGTGAGGAGCGAGGAAAGGCGCTCGCTACGCAGGAGCCGACGCTGAGTGTAGACCAGCGAATTGCGCTTTCGGGTCACGACATCGAGCGACAGCGCATACAACTCGATAGCGAACTAGCGGTGCTGCAGGCGGTAATCTCCTTTGCTAGTCTAGCAATCAAAAACTTGATGTTGCTGAACGGCGGCGCCGCGGTTGCAATATTGGCCTTCGTTGGGCACCTGGTCGCAAACGAACAGCAGGGCCTTGCATCTGAGTTTTCGGGTGCACTCACGCTTTTCGGGGTGGGTGCTCTTTTGGGTGGCGTAGTGTCGGGACTCTCATACTTAGCACAGGTCGCCTTTCACGCGGCAACCAACAGTCACTGGATAGGAAAATTGGGAGAGCCGCTTCGTATTTCCGCTATCCTCTGTGCAATCTCTGGATACACGGTGTTCGGAGTGGGTCTATGGCGTGCGGCGTCTGTAACGCTCGCTAGCTGAACGGCGTCGGTCTTAGCTGGTATGACAGGCCCGCGAGCACCAATATCATCCGTTACATCGTGTGTAGTACCGCTTAGCTTCGCGGGACGGCCGAGCTGCACTCGGCGTGAAACCCTAGATCGATATATCTCTGGGAAAATACGTACGCGCTGTCGTATGAACCTCGTGGTCCCCGTTGGGTTGTGCGTTTCGGTTGACACAGTATTGCGCCATAACTCCCCTCCCGATTTTTATTGACTATACATAAAGAGGTGAAGCGGGCCTACGTGGCAGGCGTTTTTCCCACCGATGAGTTGCTCGGGCAGAGTGCTCCGCTGTCACGCCTCATACGTCTGAGATGCTTCGCTGACCAAGCTCGAATCTTCCTCGCGCTCATCCGCGCATGAGTATCTCGTCTCGCGCTCTGTACCGCACGCATTCTTTCCCGCCCACTTCAGTTAGCCGGTAGCCGTCCGCCTCTTCTTCTGCTGCGCCTGCTTTGACCATATGCGGCAGCTTCCGATCTCGAAAGCAACCGCGGTGCGTGATCACGGGGCTTGGCCCTGCCGGTCATGAGCGGGGCTCCTTTTTTCGGCGGGGCGCTGCGGGCGATCCGCATCCCTGAACTGAGCACTCAAGCGGCGCGCTGACAGCGCCCCTTTCTTCCCATCCCACCAGCGGCTTTCTGCCGTCAACTCGCACACTGAGGCGCACGATACGGAGCGGAGAAGGAGCGCCGCTCTTGCCAGTTCGCGAGGTAAGCGTCGGCGAACTCCAACGACCAAGTAAAGGTCACGTTTTCGGCGTTCCGGCTCTCGGCGGAGTAGGTGTAATTGTAAGACCCGCCTATCACGAGGCGCCTGTCAATGATCATCACCTTGTTGTGGGCGGTCCTGACCTCAGCATCGATCCAGACTGGAATGCCAGCTGAGGCGAGGCGGTAGGCGATCAACTCGGACCATTCGTCGTCTTGGCAAACGTCCGGATCGTCTGCCGATTCCTGATGGCTTTGCGCAAGGATGATTTCGACATCAATGCCCCGTCCATGAGCTTGGATGAGAGCGTCCGCCAAGCGCTGTAGCGTAAAGTTCATGACCTGAATGCGGACCTCTCCCTCCGCATGTTCAAGAGCGGTGAGCATATCCTCGAGGCAATTCCCGTCGGGCGAAAAACACACTGAAGCCAACACTTCGACCGGGTTGGTCATCTCAGCGTGAGCGCTCGGGCCTGTCGTCAGCGCCAATGCGGCCCAGGCGGCGCATATGCTTCTCATTGATCGTATTCCTCAGAATCCAACGTTTTCACCAGCCGCCTCCGGGCGGCTTTTTTTATGCCCGCGCCACCACCGCGGCCCTCCACGAAGGACCACCACATGTCTGAACCACGCTGGCTCACCGGAGCCCGGCGCTATGTCGGCCTGCGCGAAGTTCCCGGCACCCGGCACAACCCCGTCATCATCAACTGGTGGTCGAAGATCGGCCAGGCGTTCCGCGACGACGAGACGGCATGGTGCGCCGGCTTTGTTGGCGGCGTGCTGGAAGAGACGGGCATCCGCTCCACTCGCAGCGCCGCGGCCCGCTCCTATGCCCGTTACGGCACCCGCCTGACGGGGCCGGCAGTTGGTGCAATCGTCAGCTTCTGGCGCGGCTCGCGCAACGGCTGGTCGGGCCACGTCGGCTTTGTCGTCGGCCGGGACGCTGCGGGCAACCTGATGGTGCTCGGCGGCAATCAGGGCAATGCGGTCAGCATCGTGCCCTTCGATATGGCCCGCGTGCTCGCGTACACGTGGCCGACGGGCGAACCCGTCCCCGACCTCGTTGGCTTCTCCAAGCTCCCCCTGTTGAGGTCGGATGGCAAGCTCTCCACGAACGAAGCCTAGCCCGGCAGCCAAGCCGCTGGTCCTCCCGGACAAGGTGAGCAGCCGCCGGTTCTCCAAGGTCTTGCTGGTCATCAACGGCGCGCTGGCCTGGGTCGCGGTGTTCTACGGCATCAGCCACGAGCAGTCCGAGGCCGTCGTTAGCGCGCTCGGCCTCGTGGGGCTCCTGTACGGGGCCTACACGGGCATCGGGCATTTGGACTTCCGCCGGGTGCTCGTAGCCATCGCTGGGCGCGGGCAGGGCGGCGGCGACGGCCTCGACGCCTTGCCGACCACCACGACAACCACGACCACCGAACCTCCGAAGGATTTCGCCGGATGATCAAGGCCATTCTCGGCCCCTTCGCGCCGTACCTGCTCGCCGCCATGCTGGGCCTCTTGGTCCTGACCAACGGGGCGACGGCATGGTTCAGCTATTCGTGGACGCATGCCGCCGTCACCGCCTCGTGGGAGGCCAAGTACGAAGCGCGGGAAGTCGCCATAGCCGACGCTAGAGCGGCAGAAATCGAGCGCCAGAACGCAGCCGGCAACGCCGCTAAGGTCTTCGAGCGCCAGCGGATCGCCCAAATCGAAGCGGAGCGGGACGCCCTGCAGGAGCAGGTCGACCGCCTTGCCGATGAAGCGGCGCAGGATCCGGACCGCGACCGCATCGGTCTAAGCCCGGAAAGCGTCGGACGCATTGGGAGCATCAGATGAAGCGTTTCGTACTGGCCGCGCTTACGGCCCTGATGCTGGTCGGCTGCGGGCCGCGCATTGTGGCTAGCCCGCCACCGGCACCCCAGCTCGTCGAGCCGGACTCGGTGCTGACGAAGAACTGCCGCGGCCCGTCCACCCTGCCGGAGGGCGCCATGCCGCAGGAAGACATCGAGCGGTATTGGATACAGGACCGCGTTTCGCTCATTGAGTGCGCGTCCCGCTTCGGCGGCCTGCGTGACTTCTACGCCAAGCGCGATGCCGGTCTGCGTGGCCCGGAGCCGACGCCGTGACCTACGAGGAACTGTTCAAGCTCGTCGGGTTCGTCTTGGTACTCATCGGCGCCGCGGCAGGGGCGTGGTGGCGCATCGATACCCGCGTGTCGCAGGCGGAGAGCCGGGGCAGCACGAAAGCCGACGCCGCGATGGCCCTTGCCAGCATGACGCAGGCTCAGCTTTCCGAGCATAAGCTTCACGTCGCAGAGACATATGCGACCAAGGCGGGAATGCAGGAGCAGACCGCCCAAATCATGAGGGCTATTGAAGGCGTCGTCGGCCGCATTGACGGCGTGCATGAACGCCTCGACAGGGTGTTCGAGCAGCGCTCACCGGCAAGGCGGGCTGGGTAGAGCATGTGAGCCGCATCCTTGGTTAGCCTGCGGCCATTAGGATCGTCTGCGGTGATTTGTGAGGTCAGTTGATTTGACGACGTACCAAAATAGGTATGTTTCACTAATTTGGAGCCATACTAAATCGTTTCAGATCTTCGTACGCTTGGCGGGGCGATGGTTCTAGAGCCATCACCAAGTGTTGGGCGCGCCACTGCTTTGGTCCAAGCCCCAATGGCCGTGCGTGAGAGGCAGATATGCTAATCAGTGTTGAGAAGGCACGGCGCAGCGAGACGATCACCGATCGCATTGTTCGAAATCATTTCGCGCTTATAGGTTCGGACTCGCTGTTTCTGCACGACCTCGCCTGCGCTCTACTAACGGTGGACAAGCGCTCCGCTGTTGAAATGTTTGCCACACTCAACGAATGGCATGAGTCCGGCAGAAGCCGGGATACCTCCGTCCTGGTTATTTGGTGCAAGGAGTTCGGCCTCGTGTCACCGGGCGGGAGTGGCAGGAACCTGCAATCGGAGAACTCGACAGCGTCCGTTCCCTTCGTCGTTCTATCTGAGTGCGAAGATCCTGAGCAAACCTTGCGAGCATTGCGGAGCGGAGCCGCTGGTTACATACCCACCACCTTGCCTGTAGAAGGGATCGCAAGGGCGCTTTACATCGTCCGCGCTGGTGGGATTTTCATCCCGGCATCGCATTTTCTTGCGCTCCAGAACGCGAGCGGCTCGATCCCGAGTATCGCAGAGGGAACAGTTCCGTTTACGGCCGACGAATATCCCGTCGCCAGAGCCATGAGCAGAGGTGCTCCAGACAAGGCCATTGCGCTCGAACTCAACTTGAGGATCAGCGCGGTAAAGGTTCACGCCCGCAATGTGATGAAGAAGTTGAGGGCCAAAAACCGCACTGAGTTTGCAATGACCGTCAGCTCTCTCTTCGGAGCTAGCCTCAGTTAGATTGTCTGGAGTCCGCTTGACGACGGAAGGGGCCGGCTTGCACCGGGCACGGAGCACCAGCGCCGATCTTGCTCCGCTGGTTCGAGGCCTCTCTCCCCACCCCTCCGACCCCTGACGGGGCGGGCGGAGGTTGGTTCATGGAGGTTACCGAATTGTGAGTGGCTTCCTCAGCGTGAGGAATGCCGCCGGGTCATTTGCCTATCTGCTGCGGAAAGAGCTTGCGGCTGATGAGGGCGATTTCGGTCCTGTTTCTCGCCTTCAGCTTTTTCATGATGTTGCGAACATGGACCTTCACGGTGCTCTCGCAAAGGTTCAGCTCGTAGGCGATGATCTTGTTTGGCGCTCCTTTGCCGAGGGCCACCGCAACGGACATCTCCTTGGGAGACAGCGGACCAGAATCTGTCGTCGGCCCATTTCCCGACTTACTCGCCTCCGAGAGTGCCAGCAGGCTGGCCGCCGGAACGAAGACGCCGCCGCTGTCGACAAAATGAAGCGCCCGGACGATGGTCTGCACTTCCATGGTGGTCGGGATGAAACCCTGGGCACCCGTCTTGATTGCCTGAAGGATTTCCTGGGGCTCGTCACGATCCGACATGACGACGTAGCGGACTGCGGGGGCGGTCTGGCCGATCCGGAGCGCGTCGCGGTTCAGTACAGAAGCGTCACCCTCTCCGCTAGTCGACGCGAAAAGGATGACGATCGACGTACGGGGCGCGGACGCAGCGCTCCGCCAACTGGAAATGCTCGAATGGGCCTCGTAGACGACCCCCGGATCGGCCATTCGGAACGAGGTCAGCAGGCACTGGCTGAACAGCCCATTGGAGATGATGAGAACAAAACGCTTCTCGGCAGTCGAGGAGGTGGTGACTGTGCGTGGTGGAGTTGTACTAGTGTCACACTCGGCGAACGGAACTCGCGATAGTGCATTGCCCGACATGGTCGAGATTGCCTGTTCAAACAGGACCCGCATCCATCCTTCGCGGTGCGCTAGTCATCCCGACTATGCTGGGGAGGCGCCTCTTCCTCACCGGAGAGGGTACACCATGAGGTTGTGCATTTGAGAGCAGAGTTTTCGTGGAGTTCGATCACGTTAAATTAAGGTAAGAATGTTGAACATTATCGGGGAAAACGAGGGACCATTTGGTCGTGAGTGATTGACATTTGGCCAGTTTCAGTCAGGCGACGTCCGCAGGTTGGTCCCGCAAGCCCGTCGGCAGTACCGTGGCGCCAAAGAAGAACGGCCGATGATGAGGACGGGAGCGACGCGCGGAGGTCGAGCGGTTTTAGACGCTGGTAGACCGTAAGACCAGGCAAGCCTGCAATGGTAACTGGCGGAATTCAACGTAGTCGACGCACGCCGCCGTCCAGCTTGAGGGAGGGTGACCATGTGCTACGCCCTACAAGAAGCTCGCTCCTGGGAGCGCCTCGCGACCTACTACAGGACACGAGAGGATTGGAACAACCTGGGAAAGGCCGAGCGTCATCTGTCCTACTGGCTAGGCATCGCGGCCACCCAGGCAACGGTCGCTTGACGAGCCTGCTTCTGCTCAGCTCGCGTTCAGCAAAGGACGGCACCCGGCGCAGTAGATCCGGGTCGGCAGCATGGCCTGCGCCATAGGCGAGAAGATCGTCAGACCTTGTATGCGGCCACGACTGACGCTCCTTCCACGTAGAGCTTATCCTTCACGTCACGTGCATGAGTTCCGTCGAACGCGACAGCCGCCTTAGAGACCGTGATGCATCCGCTATGGTTCTCTACCGTTCCGACGATAAGCGTCCCCGTACTCAGGAGTAGCGTCATTCTGATAGGGGCCTCGCTACTGGCCTCGTCCAAGACGGCTTTCACGACGGAACTCACCGGGGTTCTCTCCTCGACGGTAATGACCATCACCAAGACCCAGAGGCGGGCCGAAAGTTCCAGAGCCTTCGAGCTTGCACGCAGTTGGAGACGCGGCGCGCCGATGCCGAGGCCGGGAAGGAGGGGGCGCTTACGGCCAACGCCACGCTGTTGGCAGCGCTAGCGCGGCAGGAGCGCCTCGACGCCATCAGCGAGGAACACTAGCGCGCCGTGCAGGACCAGATCCACGCGCCCTATCGGCAAGGTGAAACAACCCGCGCGAGTTTGCCGCGATAGCGAGGGACAATGAAGACTTTCGGGCTAATCTCGACACTGCTCTGCCTGCCGCTCTTGCAGGGGTGCTTAACCGCCAGCCGCCCGTCGCCCGCCCTGGTGCTCCAGGCGTCGGGCAACCGGCAGGAGGCGGTCCCCGCTGAGCTGCTGGAACGATCGCCGATCCCCATCGGCCGATCGTGAACACGGCCGATCTCGCCGAGCAGCTCGGCGCCTATCGGAAGGGGGTTCTACGCCTGCGAGGCGAACAAGCCACAGATTGCGGCGTGGAGCGCAGCGGTCTGGCGCGTGAAGGCGGACGCCGTGAGCGCCCGCTCGCTGCCCTCCCACCGCTGCCATGCCTTCTGGACCACGACGACGGAGTTTTACCCGTAGTGAAGGATCTACTGCAGCAACAGATTGGATAGGTACCACGCCGCGGCGAGGCCAATGACCAGGTAGACCAAAATCGGAAGGATCGACATGCGGCGGCCCGTCCCAACGCGCCCGCCAGAGTATGTGCTACCCGGTCTTCCGTTCCGGAAGCGTCTTGTCCTCAGCAAGCTGAGGCGAAGCTCCCAACTGCTCCAATCGTTCCAGGAGCTCACGAGACAGAGGGGCTGGGTTTGGCTCCTGCCGGACCTCGTCCAGCAGCTTAAACAGCGTCGGTGGAGTGCGATGAGGCATAAGCGTCCCCCTCGTTTAGTCGAAGGGGAGCGCAAAGCGTCTCTCAGGCCGCGGCATCTCCGGTGGATAGGCCCGCGGATGGTTCATCATACCCCAGTTAGCCGAAATGCCGAGTCCGTAGAACCTACAATGTTTCTCGCGTCGCTATCATTTTGCGGCCACACGCATAATGTGGGATTAGCTTCTGGCCCATTCCATGTTAGTTAAGTTCATCGTCGTCACCCAAAGAGGCAGGCGCCGACTGAGAGACAACTGGTGCTCCCGCCTGCAGAGGGGAGCCCGTCCAATGACCTCTTACGACCACGCGACCAACGCATTGCTGCAGAAGCTCGAGGTCGTGCTCGATCTTACTGACAGTGAACGGGCGGCCGTCCTGGCCCTGCCCATGCAGGTCACGACCGTCCGAGCCGATCAGGAGATCGTCAGGAGGGGCGACAGTCCCACGCGGTCGTTCGTGATCCTCGACGGTTTCGCTTGCACCGCCAAGACTACGGAGGACGGCGAACGCCAGATCGCCGCCATCCATATCCAGGGCGACATGCCTGACCTCCAGAGCCTGCACCTGGATGTCCTTGACGTCACCATTGCGACGGTGACGAGTTGCCAATTAGGCTTTTTCCAGCACGCGGCCGCCAGGGCGCTTTGCAAGGCCGAGCCTAGGCTCGCCGCGGCGTTATGGCGGGAGACCCTCATTTATGGCGCGATCTACCGAGAATGGGTCGTCAACGTTGGCATTCGCGATGCCTACGATCGCATGGCGCATCTTGTCTGCGAAACCGTAGCACGGCTGCAGAACGTCGGACTTGCCCGGGACCTACGATTCGAGTTCCCGCTCACACAGGCGGAGTTGGCTGAGGCCCTGGGCATCACATCGGTGCACGTCAACCGTGTTCTTCAGGCGTTGCGGGCGAGCGGTCTTTTAAGCTGGAACCGATCGGAGGTCGCCATCAACGATTGGGTCGGCCTCAAGAAGGTGGCGAGATTCGATCCGACCTACCTCCATCTGGGACGCTCCAAGGCGCTGCAGCTGGCGTCCGCATCCTCATAAGAGGGGAGAGCTTCGTTTTCCTGCTTTAATATTTGCAGTTGCTCCGGCGCGCCCGTCGCGTATTTTGGCGTGCGCGATCGCGAGGGCCATGATGGCACGTTACTTTTTCGACACCGACCTTGGCGATGGCCTTGAAGTCGATGCTATCGGGGCGCCCTGTACGGGTCATGAGCACGCCCGGAAGCTGGCAGTGACAGCCCTGACCGAGGTCGCCCGCGAAGTATTCCCGAAGGGCGGGAATGACAATCGCCTTGCGATGCGTGTTCGATCTGAGGACGGATCAGAAGTCCTCTCCGCCACGCTCGACTTTACGCTGCGCTGTACCGACCGCGCTTAGGAGGCTGAAGCCTTCCCGATCGATCGGACAATGATGCGCACCTGTTCAAGTGCAGCCTGGCCAGCGTCCACGCCAGGACCTCCCGAAAGATCGAATCGCCGGGAACCCGGATCGACATCCGGCGTTCACCAGACGATCCAAAGAGACTCATCGCTCCATTGAACCAAAGACCCCGTCATCTCTCCGGAGATGGCGGGTTTTTGTCGGTCCGCCTGTTCGATGAGGAAAGTCTGGCCGGTTGTAGAGCGCCCGAATGGTCGACATGGACCCCGCGATCAATACTCCGCCGAGCCGGATCTGAACCGAGTCCAGAAGCTCCACGTTCCGAGGCCACTCCTCCACAATCTGCCTCACAGCCTGAGCAAGGGGGAGGATTTCTATCCCCTCGGTCGATGAGACCTCAACGAGAAGAGTGTAGTCCTCAGCCGTGATCATGGATCGGCCGCAGCCTTTCTCTCAATCCGCGCTCCACATCAGCCCGTTTGCTGCTGTGCTCGTGGATGAGCGCGCACCTTGGCCGGCCAGACGCTTCAAGAGCTACCCTGCGTGGAGGGCGCCTTCAGCGCGGTCACGTTGATGACGTAGAGGATGAGGCCGGTATCATTGGTGACGTCCATCTGCCAGTCCTGATCCACCCAGAGCAGGCCCGCGTGGTCACTCAGCAGAACGCCGATGCGTTTGGCAGCCTCGAGGCGTGCAGCTGTGTGGTCAGTCAGTTCGACACCCTCCGTCAGCATCACGTGGCTGGGGGTGCGAACCTCGAAGTGATAGAGCGGCAAAGGAATTCATCCTTATCGAACAGGCTCAGCGCTTACTCATGGCCTTTGCCGCGCGCTCCAAATCGGATCGGCGGTTGCCATGCTTGTCGATGAGCTGCCGCGCCTCTTCGGACGTAATCCCGAACTTCTGGGCGAAGTCAGCGACCTCGTACTTCTCGGACCCGGACACCCGGTTCCGGTCGGGCTTGCCGACCTTACTCTTGTCGTCTGCCATGGCGATCCTCACGATGAGAGGACCGCGGCGCCGGAGTTGGGGGGCAGGGGATGTGGCGCCGCGGTCAACGCTCTGGCGACAGAGCCGGGATCAACGACGACGGCAGAGGCTGGTTCCCTCCTAAAACTCGACCCGCTGAAATCCCGTCACGGTCGCATGCCGCAGCCCGGACTTCAGGTGCTTGACCTCGGCGACCAAGCCCGGCCGAACCCAGGCGGCGCCGCGCTTCTTCTGCAGTGCCTTGTCCTTCAGGAAAGGCTTGTCGGTCGCCAGCTCTTCGAGCGCCGCGTAGAGCCCAGCCCGTTCCTCCGGCGGTAGCACGACTGAGGCTTGGCCGCAGTATTCCAGGCCGGACGCGGTCGCCTTTCCAAGGAGAGCCACGACAGGTCCCTTACTCTCCCGATCGGTGCCGAGGACGATGTAGGGCTCAGTCACCATGCACTTGACCTTCAGCCACTCGAAGGTCCGGCCGCTGCGATAGGGCGCGTCCTGCCGCTTGGCGACGATGCCCTCCAGGCCGATGTCCATGGCTGCAGCTATCAACTGCGGCGCGGTGCCGGGGAGGTCATCGGAAATCAGAATGCGACTGTCGGCGGTCAGGCTGGGGCCCACGAGGTTGCGAAGCACGTCGCGGCGCTCGACGGTCGACCGCTTGCGAAGGTCGGTGCCGTCGAGGTGGAGGATGTCGAAGGCGTAGAAGAGCACCCAGCCGGGGGCGCTTGTGAGGGCAGACCGCAACGCGGTGAAGTCGGACACCCCGTCCTCGTTCTGCACGACGATCTCGCCGTCGATGACGGCCGAGCGACAAGGCAGGCCAGCGGCCGCTTCCACGACCATCGGGTATTTCGCCGTCCAGTCGTGGCCGTTCCGGGTGAAGGCGCGAACGCCGCCGACATCGGCCACCAGCTGGGTGCGGTAGCCGTCGTGCTTGATCTCATAGGACCAGCCCGGCAGGTCCGGCAGTTTGTCCACAAGCGTCGGCTGCATGGTGTCGATCCACCCCAGGGAGGGTAGGGCGAGGGGGCGGGGCTTGGCGGCTAAGAGACTCATAAGACTCGGGAATCTGGTGCGTGATTCGCCGAGGGGGAGTCGTCAAAAACTGATTCAACTCAGAATCTTAGATGTCGCAGCTTGGTCGTGGACCTTTGTGTGGGATGGCGCGTTCGCCTCCGTTCACAGGGAGCTGTCGCCATGGCCAATGCAAAATACTCCAGCCTTGAGGCTGAAGTCCTCTCCGAAGACGAAATCGTACTGACCTTCACGTTGGACGACGGAGGGACCTTTAGCCTCTCCGCCGATGCCGAGGATGTGGATCAGATCATCGAGGTGCTGGACTCTCTCTACGAGGATGACGACGAGGGCGGCGCTCCTATCGGTGCGGCCGCGCGCTCGGACGATTAGTTCGGAGCCGCGCCGGGCGGGGAAGTGCAAAAGGCAAGCTGATGACGTCGAAGCCGCGCATGGTCTGCACCTGCTCGCTGCACGACGTGGAGCTCTGGGCGCGGCTTCCGGACGTTGCCAATTATAAAACCCTCTTCGATGACGGGGATGTCCACAACCTACCATCGATCACGGTGCACCTCTGGTTCACCGAGGCCGGATGGGAGCGAGGCCTGATGGTGGGTTTCGGCCGGCAGGAAGGCGACGCCTGGACCCCGCCGCCGCCTGATGGCCTGGGAGTATGGGTTGAACCTGGCAAGCGGGCAATCGAGTGAGGCCGACGGTAGCGCCCCAGCGCTTCATCAACCTCGGCGGCATCTACTACGAAAAGGCGGACTTTCGGTCGCGCGGCCTCGACCTTGGCGACGGCCGGGAACTATCCTCGCACGCCGTCTTCTATCCCGCCGAGCCGAGCGATATCGCCGCGCTTGAGGAGCGTCTCAAGCCGCACCTGACGCACCGCGACATGGCCTTCTGCATCAGCTCGCATCCGTCTGGCCTATGGGTCCATGGGCCTGCATGGATGCTGGAGATCCTCGTCTCAAAGCAACAGGCCGCCTGACGCCTCGGCGTCCGCAGGCGGCTTCTCCGCCCCCGCCCGGATGACCAGCGTTCCGTCCGGTAGCGGCCGCTGCAGCGCCGCGGCTTCCGACCAGGGCCCGCATCCAGACGTCGCGCTCCTCGGCCGTGGTCAGGATCACCCGCATTGCCTCTGGGTGCATGGCTTTGACTTCGGCATTCGGCTCGGTGGTCAGGAAGGCGTAAAGGTCGCATGTGACCTCTCCCGCCCTTATCGTTGGTTCCCCTCGCCTGGGGTGATCTCCGGATCCAGAACAACCGGCTGCTCTAGAGGAGTTGATGACCTCCCTTGGAGGTTTCCTGCATGAGCCACAAGGCAACTCCGAAGACACATAGAATGCCGATGGCGATGACAATGATGCCCATTCTTTGAGGGCGCATTCGTACCTCCCCATGAAACTGCTCGCCAGCAGTTGGGCTCAGAGGTAGAAGTCGAATTCGGGACGCTTCAGTCGTCCAACTTGTATCCGGAAGTGGAGTTGCTTGCGTCCGCGCTAGTTGTATCGAGGGAGAGCTTCAGAACCCGAAGGTTCTCCGTTAAGCCGCCGCTCGATTCCTGAGCCTGCCATCCAGCAACCTCTTCTTGCAATCGGGCGATGGTCGCTAGTAAATTTCGCGCCCTCTGAAGTGTACGAGGATCGGGTTTGCTCGCAGCGCGCTCTGCGTTTATGGCGAGTTCCCACAAAGCACCTGCTTCTGCCGCCAGGATCGGAAGCTCATCGCGAGTGATGACGATCCGTATTTCGATCGACTCTTCAGTAGGCAAATCAGATGTCATCGAGGTTCTCGGGAAGCAATAGTTCGATCTTCTACTCATACCAGGTAGTCTGCAATTCGTACTTCTGCCCTCGCAAATGTTAGGAGCCCCAGGCCCACCAGCCGGGACGGCGGTAGACCACCGATTAGAGCCGGAGCTCTCCGCGGGAGACATCAGAAACAGGCCGACCAGATAGTCCCTGAGCAGGTTACGAATAGTCTGCGGCCGGCTTGGCTTCGGGTCTGGCTGTTCGGCAATATGAATGTCGACGACGGAGAGAATGTCCGGCTGCAGCAGACCCCCAATGAGAGGCCGGCGCGGCAGGCATGGCATGGTTCGGCGTCAAAGGGTTAGTGTGGCCCGGTAGGCGAGGCTAGCCACGTTCGGGTAAGGCACGGCTAGGCGAGGCCTGCGGGCAACAGAGGGCCGGCTTCGCGCCGGCCTCTTCTGTCTCAAGCCGCGGCCCGTTCAACAAGCCGACGCGCCGGCACGAGCGCTGCGGGCGCCGTCGGCGGCGGATCGTCATCATCGTCGCGCTCGAAGGGAAGGCGTCGGAGGGTTGACCAGAGCACTCTTCCTAGCCGTCTTTTCGCCGTGGAAGCCGGTCTACCTGACTGGAATGAAGAAGAGAGTTCGCTGTTCATCTCCGTTCTCCGGCAACCTGAGCCTCCCGGCTGGGCCGGGAGGCAGACTGCAGGTTTCAGCGACAGCCGGTTAGGCTGCCTGGCGGGTAGTGTCCTGGTTGATCTGCTTCGGCTCGGTTGTCACCTGCGAGCCGATCTCGATCCGGCGCGGCCTGAGCTGCTCGGGAACTTCCCGCACCAGGTCGATCGAGAGCAGGCCGTCGGTGAGGTTCGCCGCCACCACCTTGACGTGGTCGGCCAGCTTGAACGTCTGCCTGAAGTTGCGGCGGGCGATGCCCTGGTGGAGCATCTGCCGCGTACCCTGGTTAGCGCTCTTCTCGCCCGTCACGAGCAGGTCCGGTCCGACCTGGGTGAGCTCGATCTCGTCGGAGCTGAACCCCGCTACCGCCATGCTGATGCGGTACTGGTTCTCGTCGACCTTCTCGATGTCGTAGGGTGGCCAGTCCGGCCGGATGCTGTTGTCCATCAGATCGAACAATCGGTCAAAGCCGATCGTGGAACGATAGAGCGGTGCAAAATCAAAGGCTGCCATAGCCACATCCTCCTTTTGAGCAACATGGATACGAGCTCACCGCGTGCTGCGGTGGCCTAAGTCGAGCCTCTCGGCCTCGACAAGAAATTTGATGGGATCGCGATTTCCGCCCTTCAAGAGGGCGGCCAAACTTTTTTTGGTGGGCTCGAAGGCCCCTTAAAGGTTGGTGGCTGAGAGACTGTAAGAGGTCACTCTCGCTCGGGCAGCAGCGAGCTCAGGCGTTCCTTCATGGCTACGAGCCGATTGATCGTCAGGTCGAGCCCAAGGAGGACTTCCTCGATCTCTCTGGTCTCCTCTTCGTCCGCCGGCTCGTCATAATCGCTGTCAGAGAGATCTGGGTGAAACGTGCGGCCTGATCCGTCGGGTAGTCCAATGTAACAGTGCACGCCGCGAGAACTGAAGCCGAGCCAGCACGTGGCTGCTGCGAGGTCGTCTTGCATGGAGCACCCGAGGTTGAACGATGGGCTGCAGCCATAGCAGCTTTGCCAACGCGGTATCGTAGAGTCACGGATCATCAGCGGCATGGAGCGTCGCGGCTTCGGATCCGGCTGGCGGCCTTCGGAGTTCGTCCCTCATGTCCGTTCTCCAGCGCCTTCACGGCAGCGAGGTCAACGTCGCGTTCAAGATCGTTCTTGCAGGGTGTGGACGGTGGTTGGGGGACCGGATGAATAGTTGGGGCGAGGGAGGCTTCGAGAGCTTTGCCGAGGCG